TTTGAAACGGCCCAACAGGCATATAGGTGGGGCGCGGAATGGATTCGCACACCAGACTTTGTAATCCTGGGGGGAACACCGTTCAACCCAGAACCATGTCGGGCGATCATGGGGTATAATTTCCTTACTCCCACAAGCGTCCGAAAGTTCTGGGAAGAGTATCACCGCATAAGAAAGCAGGGGATAACTCTTTTTGACCATGACGCGGAAGAGATTCGGTCGGTATTTCTCTCCAACCTCAGCACAGCAGCGGGAGATAAAGCCTGGCACGCCCCTGAAGGCTCTCTTATCTGCACAGCCTTTGTTCCTCTAGTAGAGGTAAGCGGGACTTGTGCGGAGATTAAGAAGCAGATACGCAAAATAGGGAGGTGACATGGAAGCATCCTGGATGATCGTAGGAGCATTGATACTCGTGGCTAGCGCAGCCGTAGGGCACCAGCTAGCAATCAGAAAGAAAAATGGAGGGAAGGCAAATGGGTAACTTTCTAGCATTTCTTGGAGCAGCAGGGCCAGCGCTGGCAATTTCCTTTTTCCTGTCATTGCTGGCAGGAGTGGGTCTCTACTCGATGACCCGGAGCGGGATTGCCGGGCTACTAGCTTTCGTAGTGGCCTTCATGGTAGTCTTCGGTGCAGGTTATGCCATTAGTGCCTACAACCCCGTGGATGTTCGGACGGTGGAGGTAATTACCAGATGGGGTAGACTGACTGGCGAGGTCTTTGAGCCAGGACTGCACTGGAAAGCCGCATTCATCGAGCGCACCGTCGTAATCCCCACAGCAATCAGGAGTTATGAGACTGGCGATGCTCCTAATGAATCACGGGCTGACTTTACTGATATCCCCGTGACAGCACAGACCATTGACGGTCAGCAAATCGTGATTAAGTATACCGTAATCTTTCGCATCGACGCTGAAAATGTTGTCAGCGTAGTAGACAACATCGGTGACATCAATGAGGTTGTGGAGAACATCGTGAAGGCCCAGAGTCGTTCCCAGTCCCGTGTACTAGCACAAAACTACACTGCCGACGCACTGTATAGTGGCGATGGTATCGTGGGCTATCGGGATACTGTGTATCAGGCTCTTGAAGACGGATTCGCGCCCTATGGCATCACAATGGTTGACTTTCTAATCCGCAAGATCGACTTCGCCCAAGAGTACATTGATGCTATTGAGGCTCAGCAGATTGCCGAGGAGAATATCGAAACTCAGCTTTACAACGCCATGGCTGCTGAGAACGAGCGTGACCGCCTAAACACCCTAGCAGAAGCGGACGCAAGGCGCGCAGTATTGCTGGCGCAGTCCGAAGCAGAGCGCACAAGACTTACGGCTCAGGCTAACGCCGATCAGCAAAGGTTGATGGCAGATGCAGAGGCCTACAGCATCGAGACTCGCGGGGGGGCACTTCGTGCCTACCCAGAGATGTTGCAACTAGAGTTCATCCTCACACTGGACCATGTGAACTGGGGTATTATGCCAGACACTGGCATTACCCCCCTACTCCAACTACCAACTCAGTAAGTCTAACGGGGGCGGGGTTTCGGCTCCGCCCCCACTTGGAGGTCATCATGCACTTTAGAACTAAGTTCCCTGGCCCCTGGTGGGCCTATGTAGCAGTTGTAATTGTAATCTTTGCCCTGACCGCCTCATGCACACCAGAAGGCTATGATCCAAGCGGATCGACTGTATATACAGGGCAAGTCACCGAGCTAGCAGATATCAACTACGGCGAACTCATTCGGGTTGTAGATAGAGAGTACAATCGAGTGTGCTGGATAGCAACATACAACGACGTAGACATGGACTGTATTCCCTTGGAGTAACAATGGCAGAATCTACCGTGCCCCGCACCTGTGAATTCTGTGAACACGCGGAACACTATCCCCGCACTCCCTCTAAGATAAAAAAGGGGGCAAGGCAACCAGCATTCTATATCTGTAAAGCGGGGTATGGTAGCATCACGGAAGACGAGCTAGCTGAGGAAGTAATCAAAGGTATATGGTTTTGCTGGGCCTGGGAGGAGAGAGATGAAACCCCTGAGTAGAGAGGAACTAGACAAGTACACCATTCCTCTAAAGGGCGCATCCGCTGATGCCTGGTCGGGTAAAGGTTCCGGCCTCAGCCAGCCAATAGCCAGGCCCTGTAACGTATGGGACAATTGGACTAACGAGTTCAAGGGCTGGCGAGTGGCAACATTTGACGCCGATCCCGAGAGTCCTCACTACAATAGAATTCAACAGGTCTTTTTTAGAAATAATCAGGACTACCCGCTCCTTACCGAGCTAACCCAGGAGAGTTTCCGGGCGGCAGTAGAAGAAGTGGGCCTAAAAATTGCGGAAAGTACTTGACATTTGACTGCCGTTTTGCTATAATATGGGTAGCCCAGGCCATACTCCTGCCAAGGAGTTCAGGCCCATGGCTTTACCCTCCGGGAAGCGGCGGCTCTTAATGAGTTCGCCGCTTCCGTACTAAGGAGGATCAGATGTCACAACTTACCTACCAAGTCGCGTATTACTTCAAACTAGACAATAGGGTAGAGGGCTGGGGCGATGTCACCCTCACTGTCCACCGTCTTGTCACAAACAAAGCGGAGATTGACGAGGTAAAACAGACTATCAGGGATCACCATGATGAATTCAATGACGATACCACTATCGTCATCATGTCCATATCCCGGCTAGGAGTATAAAATGAGTGTAATATACCAGCCAAAGGGACGCGCAGGAGAGTACGCAGACTGGGCAGCTAACCTCTATGTTGGTTGTTCCCACAAATGCCGTTACTGTTACGGCGCTAAAGTCCTACGGATGCCCAGAGAAGAGTTCGATGTACCCCGAGCCAAAGATGACATTGTTGTCCGTATGGGCCAGGCGGCCGCCAACCTGGCACGTAGGGGACAGACCGAGCAGGTTCTTCTGAGTTTCGTTTGTGATGACTACCAGCCCCTGGATGCAGAGACCGGGATCACCCGTGCCTGCATCAATGCCCTGCACCGCAATGGCCAGCACGTTTGTATCCTGACCAAGGGTGGGACCCGCGCGCTCAGGGACATTGACCTTATGACTCCCAAAGATGCCTTTGCCTGCTCCCTCACCTGCCTGGATGTTGGCGACAGCCTCAGATGGGAACCGGGAGCGGCGACTCCACAGGACAGACTTGTGGCACTGGAGGCCTTTCATCGAGCAGACATTCCTACATGGGTAAGCCTGGAACCAGTCATTAGACCGGAGTGGACACTAAGGCTAATCCGGCTGACTCACCGCTGGGTTGATATGTACAAAGTCGGCAAGATGAACTACCAGAATTCACTGCCCGACGATCTCAAGAGTGAGGTCATGGGTATAGACTGGGGCCGATTTGGTCGAGATGCAATAAAACTACTAGAGTCCCTTGGTAAGGATTTTCTAGTTAAAGACGACTTGGCAAAGCTACTTTAATCTTTGTCACGGCGAGGGCCGATATAACCTCGGCAGCAGGGCGAAGCCTGAAACCCTGACTTATCACAGAAGCCTTCTGGGGGGAGATACCCGGAAGGTGGGTGCCAACCGATTCCGCTCTGAAACGAGCAAAGCCCTATTGGTGCCGAAAGTGTATTCTCTAGAGAAGGCCATATACCCCAATCGGATGGCCGCGCTCCTGAGCGCACAAGCAAGTAGGAGAGGCGCAAGCCTCTGCCACAGTCATTGGTGGAGTGATCCTGTAGGAGGGCGAACTTTGTCTGGTGACTAGTCATTAAATGGCAGTATCAAAGGCCGCCACTGGCGGCCTCTCGCGCTTCGCGCGAGATTGTTGTATAATGCTGGTGCTCTCTCCCCTAAACGATAAACTGAATAGGAGAAAAAATGTACCATCAAATAACTGTACTAGGTAGGGCGACAGCAGACCCCGAGGTTAGAATGACCTCGGCAGATGCCCAAGTAGCCAATTTTACTCTGGCTGTAAATGAGGGATTTGGAGACAACCAAAAGACTCTCTGGTTCCGAGTTGCAGCCTGGAGAAAGCTGGCCGAAGTGTGCGAGAGAATGGTCACGAAGGGTACCACTATGCTTATCACTGGCAAGCTTGTTGATGACGGTGAGGGCAACCCTCGCGTTTGGTCTGGCTCTGATGGCAAGGCCAACGCCAGTTTCGAAATCACCGTCAAAGACCTTCGCATCATTGGCGGGACCAAGCCCCGAGGGGATGGGGAAGGTGGCCCACCAACAGAGGCAGAGGAAGAAATACCCTTCTAATAAACTGAATCGGGAGAGAGTGCTAGCGAGGGGGGCGGCTATGTCCGCCCCCTTTTGCATGAACTCTAAGCCAATTGGTCCGAGTTTCCCCAAAAACTATGGTATAATAATCCCGCGTTGGAATCAACCTTGACACAACACTAGGCCACATGGATAATGATGACACGGCGAAAAAAGTTTGCCCCCTCTCAACAACTTGCACTTTTCTTTTGGACCGAGATACTTGAGGAACAGCGCGACCCCTGGCGCACAACCGGGTTCCGTCGTTACCTTGGGGAAGCATCTCGGGTAATTAAACAGTTTGATGATCTCGACATAGATGCCCTGCGGTCTGCCCTTGAGACGATGAAGGACGACGGATTGTTCCTTCGGAGTAAACCGCCCGGAATTTGGAGCGCGATGAGTTGGAAGCCTCGGGGCGAGAGCCAGACCTACTATGAGATCGCAGTAGAGGGGGAAGAAGCACCGCCGATCTACGATGTGTGGGCTATCATCGCACAGGAGTAAGGGGGTATGGTGTGAGTGCTTCCCAAAGTTCAGACAAGTATCTAGATGCCCAAAGGGCAGTCATACAAAATCTGTTCGTTGATGCTAGAGAGGGGAAACAGGAAACCATTAAGGTTCTCATGGACCAAGTGGGCCTGAACTCCTCTTTTTTTGGTTCAGAACACCTTCGCTTGGCCTACCAAGTATTTCAAAGGCTCTACGTCGACAGCGCGCAGAATGGTGTTATCTTTGGGCTGCCAGAGGTATTCACCACTCTTGAGCTAGAGTACCGAACCAATGGACATGAGGATAACGCCGCCAATCTGGTCGGGCAGTGGAGGGATAAAGTCGATGGCCTGGATAAATCTCTAGTAGGAAGTCCAAGGAGTGCAGCCCAGGTGCTTATGACATCAGGAATTAAGAAAGCAATTAAAAAGGAACTCCCAGATTTTAGTGAGAGAATACGCAAGGCTCAGTCGCAGAACAAGTTGGCGGACGAGCTAGCCGGATTCGGTTACTTCCTATTGGGCCTAGCAGAGTCCAGCAACAACGAAGCGGTAACGCTGACCAGTGCCCTTGAGGAAGCACAGTTCAAGCAGTCTACCTCAACTGGCTACAGATGGCTAGACAAAGAGGTACTGTGGAACAGGTTCACAAACAGTGGCGGGTTTTCTTTTGGGAGTCTGATTATCTGGATGGCCCCAAGCGGTCACGGCAAGACAAGCGTTGCAGCCTCATTGGCCTCTCGTCAGGCACTTGCTGGCAGACCTACTATTTTCCTCACCGCCGAGGAATCCACCGCAAGCGTGGCGCTCCGTGTCTTTAGTGCGGTTTCAGGCTTGCCTGCTCATGCGTTTCTAAACCCTTCCGGGAAGGAAGAGGAAGAGGCGAAGGCCACCGCAATGGAGATAGCCAATAAGTATGTGTTTGCCTACGAGTTCTCCAATATGGCGGATATCGAGACCAAGATCAGGCGACACAAAACACAGTTCGGAAAGAACTCCCCAATGCTGGTAGTCCTGGACCACATCTCTGCCTTGGACAGCGGGGCAGGGAACTGGTCAAGAGACCTGGAGCAGGTTGCCAAGAGCCTCAAGCAATTGGCTATGAGACAGGATGTATGCCTGCTTGTATTTTCCCAGGTTCCAGTGGAAATGGAAACCGAACTGAGAAAGAAGAACTTTACCCACAGAGCAGATGCCCGTGGGTCGCGTGGTATCAGGATGTGGGCGGACTATGTGGTGGTTTCGTGCCGCCACAATGGCAAGGATGAGTATGGAGAGTATGACCCCCGGTTCAACACAGCAACAGTTATTCAGCGCCAGAAGAACCGATACGATACGGCGCGCGCCGTCTGGGGGACATTCGAGTTTGATCCGGCTCTCAGTATCATAACGGACAACTTGTTACTCAACTCCTACCCTGCCAAATCAGAGTTCTAGGAGAGTAAAGTGAATGAGGTCACAGAAGCTAGCTTGGATATCCGGCTCTCTCAGAGGGCCGTTTGGCGCAGGAACTATCAAAAACAAGTGGCGGCCGAGAAACGCCGCGCAGAAACCGCAGCATCACTCGGCCAATGGCGACCCACGGATGATCCCTGTGACTGCGAAACCCCCGGCTTATCCCACAATAAGATAGAGATGCTAAACAGCCAGACCAAAGAGTGGGAGCAAATGTGCCCCATCGGTTACTACGTGTTCTGTCTTGCGCGACTAGCATTGTGGGGAGAGGTCGAGATGCCAACAAGAGAGCAGTATCATGCGCTGATCGGTCACGAGGTGAGCCATCAGAGAGGAGAAAATAATGAGTGAGAAAAATGAAGCGATTGTTGAAGAGGCAGCCGCGCAAGGATCAGAGGAGGCAGTGCAGACGTTCATTAGAGACCATGCTAATGCACTAAACATTACCCAGTTGCAACTAATCTGGGCTACCTACTATGGAGTAAGCCCGCTGGGTATCACAATGATCCAGAACCGGGGCCACGTGAACCAGCAGGGGATTTCAGAGAAGTGGTCCGAGCACATGGAAGAGATGGGCTATGAGTTTGAAGCTTTCCAGTTGCGCGATCTAGCCCCTGGTACCCACGACATAGAAGGCAAACCTCACCGGGTGGTGGGCTATGACACCTACATAGCAGTCCGCACAGCGGACGGAGCACTCAAAGAGGTAGGAACGAAAGACCCGCTGATAATTAACGACCAGCTTATTCCTACTGGTGAGCCTGGTTGGGCGGCCTACTCGGACAGCCCTGTTGGCCGCAACCAAAAGAGCCGACCGGGGGGTAGCGGTTACAGCGAGGCAAGCGAGAGCCTGGCCTACCTCAAAATGCATGCCGCAACCCGAGCCAGGCTGAGAGGAAAGAAGGCCCTTTTGCTTATGGATGGCAAGTCACTGCCAACACTAGCAGAGGAAATGGATATCGAGACCTTGTTCGGCGGCACGGATGTAGTGCCACTCAACAATGCCAGCCCCAGTGGGGGCGTGTCTGCTCCCGCAGGCCCTGGCGAGGTTCTGGTTCCATTCAAAAGGGCCAAAGAAATGTTTGGCGGGAACACACCAACCGTCGCCCAGCTTTGGGAGAAAGATAAGGGTTATTGCCAGTGGATGATCCAGAATGTCACTGATAACTCGGTTGGGGATGCAATGAGAGAGTTCCTAGCTGGCAAGAGTATGAGCGGGATGGACGGCTCGGTGATGTTCAGAGAGGTCCGCAAGTCCGCCCCAGATTACAAGGTTTTTATGGACACACTGATTGAGAACCTGGATGGGGCAGGATTCGATACCAGAAAGAAACGCAAAGACCTTCTCGAGAGTCTTTTCGAGAAACCACAACTAGAGGATTGCACTCTAGAGCAGGTGAGAACATTGAACAGATTTGCCGCAGCAATAACTGGTGGAATGGAAGAAGACGCCGCCAGAAAGATGATTGAGGCAACCAATGTCGATGCTGAAAGTTCAGCCGCCTAAAACCATAGTCCTAACCGACGACTTTGATGCTGAGTTCAGTCGGCTAATGAAGGCCCTTGAGGGCCAGAAGGGTGCGGCAATAATCGCCCAGCTTCACGCATCCTGGATAGTTCTCAAGGGCCTGTGGACTCAGGCGAAGATTTGGTACGACTATGAGACCGGGAGGGAGTATGCACACGAAAGTGATATTCCCCTCGAGATCAGGGCAGTTGTATCCGCTAAGAGAGTCTATGATACCCAGAGAGACTTTCTGAGAGACATGGAGCAGTTCGGCTTGCGGTACTCCACCTTTTTCAAAAGACACAAGCCCATTGAGAGAGGGATTGCAATTTGGGAGAAGGCGCACGGAGAGTTGATGGGGCCGACTGAACTACTGGGCCTGGTGCGACGTACTATGCTTTCGCCAGCCTCTGTTGAGGTAGCTCAAGATGCTGTGTTTGAGTTTGGCAAAGACGATTTTACTAAGGAGAGCATAGTCACCGGAGTCCGGGAAGAAGCTGCCAAGCGCCTACCAGACCTATCAGATGTTGACTTACCCGAGGAACTGGATGAACAGGTGCAGCTAGTGGCTGAAGCTTATGAGAACTTTATCACCCCGCTGCAGTCGGGGATGGATGAGGCTCAGCAGCTTCCCCGCCAAACTATGCGCGAGGTCAGACGTACTCTTTTGCAGAAGCCAGCTATATCGGCCTACTACGACTACGATATAAATTGCTTTGGAATATACATCGAATACCCAGAGGGGGCAGGAGAGGGTTGGACGATTAAGGTGCCAGAGCGTTTTACTATGAGAATCTACGACGAGAAGAAAGAGGACGTGACAGACATCCTGGAACCAGAGATAGATGCCTGGCTCAGGAAGCGCCTAAGAATCTCAGGTTGAGCGGGAGCCTATGATTAAGGGGATGGAGTTGGGCGCGTCGTTCAACTCCCCCCGCCAGGTGATCCACTTATCACTCCGGTTAGCCGAACTGAGAGTGCCGCAAAAAGCCGCGACAACGCGGCCGTTATAACGCTCCATTTCTCGCCAGAAGTCAAGGTATTGTCTCGCTTTGACTTCTTTCTTTACTATAGCTGAGGTGTTGGAGAACTCCACATAGACTGGCTTTCTAAGAGTTAGAACGCGGTACCCAATGCGCCAGACGTGGGGATGGTAGTCGTCTCTCGTATTGCAGTCTTTCCAGAAAGCCTGTTCGCAGATAAAGTCTGCCAAGTCTATCGCTAGATTGGCCTCAAAGAGAAAGGTTTCCGAGTCCACGTAACCTGCCCCGCGCCCACCAGCGCGCAGAGAAGGGAATCCCCACTGGCATCCTGGAAACTCCTCTGCTAATGCTTCCCTGACCTCTATCCACCAGGCAGCAAAATCGTGCCCATTTGTCCAGGTATCCCCAAATCCCATCTTGTGCAGATTGGGGTGGGGTTGAATCTCGAAGAGCCGCCCTCCCATTGAATAAGCAGTGCTTATGTAGTCAAGGGCAAAGTCACAGTACTGGATCGGGGGTGCGGGGGTTACTCCTATGGAGTATAGAACAAGGGAGAGATTGTCCGCATACACCGGGTATCCTACCGATGTCTTGATGGCCCTCACTCCTGCCACATGTAATACAGCAGTATCGGCCTCGTCTATTTGTCTGGTAGTGGTTACGCCTAAGAGGCAGTTGGTCATACCTATATTATAGCGCGTGATACACTTATATTCAACTACCTACGAGAAACGCGCCAGACAACCATGCCGCTGTGTGCGACCACCTTTCCCCTATTCCCGGTAGAGTTTGTGGCTTGAATCTTGAGAGTATAGGCAGTTCCACCTGTTAGTTCAATAACCCAGGTTTGACTTACCTCCGACCTACCCCCTGTGGTCTGTGCCTCAACAAATCCCAGTACCCCATTATCTACCCCATTGACATCGAGTGCAATCCTGAGATCGTCACCCACATTGCAAGCAGCAGTTCCCGTCCCCTGATTGATGAATACATGAGCGAAACAAACTGCATACTCATTGGTCTGTGGGGTGAATGAGCCGGTAGTTATTCCTGGGATATCCTGGTAGCTTGTGGAAAGATTGAGGGTGGCAGTAGAGTTATGCCTAGCTGGCACGCTGGGACGGCGCACGAAGTATGTTGAGAGTGCCGAGACCAGTTGCTTTACGTTAGTTCTAAAAGGGGCTTTCATGTTTACCTCAGAGCATCCATCCGGCTAATTACAGCATCAATGGCAAAAGACTCTTGATCTAGGGAGACATTAAGAGAGTTATCTTTGCTTGAGTACTGCATTTCCATGATCTGACCGACACGTAGCCTATCCCAAGATGTGTCAAACAGTACTGAATCGGGAAGAATGTCGTTCATCCGCATGTAGCCCCCACCACGCTTTATGGGCATCCAGATAGGCCACTTGCTCTGGTTGTTGTCCATAATAGACCCCGCGCTTATGGTGAACTCGTACTGTAGCAGAGGCTGCTTGTACTTATCCAAATAGAGATCGCGGTAATATGGTGCAACATCATCCTCGCAGTCCCCAATAGTGATGTGGGCCTCGCGCGTCCAATAATCTGCATCGCTATCACTATCTGTTCCGGCCGCAGTAACAGCTAAGTAACCCTTTGGATCGGTGTGGAGAACCTGCACATCATTGGCTAGCTGGGAAATATCTCGTGACAGCACAAGGGAACCTTGTGTCAAGTCGCGCCTCCATATCTGCCAGTTAAATGTACCATCATTGACCTGCGCCTTGAAGTAGGGGACAGGCTTTGCCGGGTTTATTCCATCGAGTGGCCCATTCAACAGCCAGTAGTTCCACTGGGCATCGTTCGTATCTGACAGGGCAGCCAGCATTTGGATCACATCGCCTGGGAACATACCCTCATCAGGAGGTTCCCAGAATCCAATCACTGTGTTTGTCTCACCAATATGATCCTGGTCACTTGAGATTGCCGGAACATTGGTTGTCAGTATATCCTTGAGCACTTCAGATGTGGAATCAGTATCAGTGACAACATTGACATAATACTCATCGAAGTGGCGCTCCCAGAAACCACGGCAGCCAACCCGAACCCCCTCTGGGATGAGGGTGACTGTGTAAATAAACCCATCCGCTACTGGAATATCCACAAACCTATCCACAACCAGAAGGCGAAAGCCGCAACGGTTCCTGAAGAAATCCCATGCCTCTGCCTGATTCAAATAGATTATAAGGTCGTATGTTTGTACGCCGCCATGGATTGCCCAATGAATGTTGACTTCCGAAACGCGCGTATATGTGCCCTTGTGTGTTGGGCTACTGAGATTATTGGTGTAGACAATGGCTTGAAAAGACATTTTACGAACCAATCAAGAATTCTGTGCGGGGCTTGTAGGCTACGGTAACGTCTGACACATAGTTCTTTGGTAGCCGATCATCTGAGCCAAATTCATGCACCTGCAAGACAATGAATCGCTGGTCATTGAACGGGTCGGCCTCTGGTACACTGCCAACAAGGGGCCACTTTGCATAAAACTCATCTGCAGTGCCACCCTCGCTCCAAACCTCTTGGCTTTCGGAGTCGGCCTCGATTAGATATCCTCCATCGTTCACGTTTTGTATTTCGGCATACATAGTATCAATGGGCAGGATCAGCATATAGTCACAGAACACAGTGGCGGTGGTGGCACCAACACTACGTCTGCAATAAGCCTCAATCTTGAGTGTATCCACTACCTGAGTTTTGTCACGTAGCGGATAGCCCAAATCTATTGTTCCGAAGTATGCTTCAACCCAGTTGCTTTGTGCATCATCGGTTATCACAACCTCGTCATATTCAGCGCTCGGGTCAGACCCGCCCACAAGCACGTTCAGGCTACCATATAGTGTACCATCCGAGCCATTATCTCTTATATAGCAGTACACTTGCGCCATGCCGCCATAGGGGGCCATGGTTGGTGACGAGGTATCATTCAATGTTGCAATGGCCGTTTTACTGGCAGCGCTAGGGGTAATAGAAGCCGAACGATATGCTCCACCAGAGAAGTCGGTATCTGCAACCCCGGATTCATTCTCTACATAATTACCCTGTGCTGCTAGTCCATTCTTCTTGTGGAACATTCGAATAGCGGTTGTGGACATTGCCCCGGATGTGGTGGGATTTAGGGTGAATTTAGTGTGCGCGGGAAGATCGCCCAATACATCTGCCATGTCCAGATAGTTGATACATCCCTCGCCGTCACTCTGATAGTGGTTTCTCAGGGCCGCTCCACTGGCCCAAGCCTTTGGCCTAGTTGTAGCCCCCAACTGCAGATATGTCTTGTCGGCGTAGAATGTTGTGTTCTCGCTGGCATCGCCAGTTAGCCGCTCGAGCCTCATGGTCAAGGTTGTATCACCAGTAGTTGTTGCCCCAATCACATCCAGCCGCTTCCAGGTGTTACCGCCAGCCCCCTCCGCTGTTGGTACAGCGGCATCATAGGAAGCTGTCCCGATACTACCACTGCCATCAGCCTGGACATCCAGCGTGATGTCGTCATTCGCGGAGCTTCGATATACCCAAGCATACGACACAAAGTTTTGCACGCCACTTGTAGCCACCGTGTCGCTGTAGATGCCGTCAGTACCCGAGTTGTCGGTGACCACCTTCTGGCTCTGAGTACCTACCAAATAGATAGATGTGTCAAGAGTAGTGGTTGGCGATCCGTTTCCGGCCCAGTGATCTGCTAGGCCATCCGCGTCTTCATCCTCCTCAAAGTGAGGGGTGCCAAGCGAGTTCTTCAGAGTTTCGACTGCACCATATCCATCAGGGGTGGTCACCACTGTGACCTTGAAGGCATCCCCAAATGCAATATCATTGCCCTGGCGGTTGAAATAGTCCCACAGGTCAAGGCGATTATATTTCACATCAACCACGCCATAGCGCGTCCAGTTGGCTGCACCCTCAAGCTGAATTTCGAGATAAACCTCATCCACATCTCTCTCTATCCAGTGTCGGCGGGCATTTCTGACAAGTTTATTCAATGTTGCTAGGTGATCTGGGATATCGTCCACGTCACTTGTTTCTATCTTTAGCTTCATAGGCCAAGTGCGGTTGGTCAGCCGCTCTCTTACAATCTCATCTCCATCCTGCCAATCACTGCTGTGGTAGAGGTGGCTGTGTTGGGGCAACCCAAATTCATTCCCGCCTGTCATCATTTGGAACCCCGGCGCGCTTGTATCATAGTACAAGTCTATCGTTGTAGTTCCATCACTTAGCCTAAAAACATCAGTCCTAGCCATCTATTTCTCCTACGCTGGTCGCTTCTGATCCCGAGCCATTCTGCCAATGTCCTGGGCGATTTGCTCGGATAGCTCACGGCCCACCTGCATGTTGGGCACCATCACATTCTCCATTAGAGGGGCATTAATATTGACCACCGTACCGCCCCCCCCCTTCCCCCCGACTGTCCCCCCTCCACCTCCCAACCCTGGCACCACCCCTCTGTACTGCTGCGGTCCAGGGGTGCCATAGTCATCGAGATAGTCCGGGGGTGGTCCAGGCCACTCAAAGTCTACCGTGAACTTGGTGTTTTTAAGGAAGTTGTTCATGTTTTTCAGCCCACCGTGCAAGCCATCTAGCTTTTTGTGGTTGCCATCAATGGCACCTGATACCAATGAAAGCTGATCTTTTACCACACCTCTCCACTCCTTGAATGAGGCTTGCTGTTTCCTTAGGTTGCTATTTGTAGCGCTAGTAGTAGCCCGTAGCTTGCCATGATTGGCGCGCAGGGTGCCAGACACCTCACCAACCGATTCTTTAATATTATCTTCCCACTCACCATAAACGTCAATCTGCTTTTTCAGGTCGCTGATAGTCATGGCGTTTTGTTCTTGCAGCTTGCCATGATTGGCGCGCTGAGTGCCAGCCACCTCGTTGTAGGATTTCCTAACACTCTTTGACCAGTCATGTACCTTTCCGCCCATTGCGTCGAAGGCATCTGCAAAGGCTTTTGCCTCTCCCTTCACAGCCTCTCCTGCAGCCGCAGCCCCAGTTTCAAGAGCATACACATGGTCGCCGTAACCCACATCTAAATCCATAATGGCCTGGTCAACATTGGTACGCATCTCCTGGGCGGCATCTATATATCCCTGGCCCCAGGTGGCTCCCATACCCGCACCGGAAATTACTTCTTCCCCGAACGCTTCGTTGATCCTTCCCGCCACCTCGTCAAACATTCGTCCCACTGCATTTATTCCACTTCCAACAAGCTCGATCATGCGGGCAACGGCGTAGACAATAGCCCTTGGTACCAGCATGATCGCGCGGCCGAACATCTCCCCGAACCTCAGTAAGTTCATGACAGTCTTCTGGAACCAGGTTAGTTTGTCAGAGAGTCTGGGTAGGTCTTTATTGCCATAATGGTTCATCAGGGCAACAGCCCCAAGCAGCCCGGTAACGAGAATACCAATCGGGGTCCAGATTATTCCAATTAACACTCCGATGAGCTTCAGGCCGCCCGCCATCCCAATTATGGTACCAAAGATCGACGCCATATCAGCCCAGTCCTTGCTAGTAACGGTATCAATTCCCAAGGCTTCAGCGAAACCTGCCCACGCCTCTCCCATCTCTGCGGTACTCTCATCCCAGGATGTCCGAAGTCTCTTTAGCTCCGCCTGAATCTGGCCCGAAACTTCTGCAAAGGTATCACGAATTCTCTTTAGGCGTTCGGCCAAATCTAGCCCGCCACCTGCGCCAAAACCAGCACCGATGTCAAGCTCGGGTACTGAGATACCGCCACCGCCACCACCTCCGCCGCCACCTGCGCCACTAGATGCTGAGGCTGTTTCCCTAATAGCTCTCAGTAGCAAGCGCATTATGTCAAGCTGCTCTTTCAGTAGGTCTTTGCGCTCTTCCAGGATATCAATTTCTGACTTCTGTTCGTCCAGCGCATCCTGGGTTGCGTTGACCTCCTTGATCTTGTTCCTGATTGCCGTGGGGTCTTTGTTGAGAATCTGTAGGCGGAATAGTTCACCACGCTGCTTCTTCATCACACCCGTTAGGGCATCGAACTTCTTCTTGGCTCTGTCTAGCTGGCTTTCAACTGCGTTGGTCAAGAACTCTAGGTCAATGATGGCTAGGCCCTCAGTCCAAGCTGCCATAGCATCAATGCCCATTTGCAAAAGGGCAGGCTTGACTCCACCCTCAAGCTGGGCTTGCAGAGAGGCGGTGATGCCGGACAGGTCCATTTCCTCGGAGCCTTCCAGTAAACCGTTCACCCACTCCTGCATTGTAAGCTTGCCCCAAGTGTCAATCTGGGGCGCAACATTCGGAGGTGAACCGGGAGCAAACGCCCAGGTCAGCAACGCCGTAATGGCATTCATTACAGTGACAAATATTGCGGTAAACCCTTCTATGATACCAATGCCGAAGTTAACACCTACATTGGTACCCCAGACCAGTGCTTCCATGGCCCACTGGGCTGGCTCGTTGCCCATTCCCTGAGCCGCGTTCTTTGTGCTTGCTGGTATCTGTGAAAGGCCATCAACAAAGCCCGTTACCCAGTCCTCTGCAGCTTGTAGGATAGGCCCGGTCGCGTGCTGGATTGATTGCGCCAGCACCGAAAATACGGGAGCGAAATCATTCAGTATGGTATCGCGGGTGTCGACAAACGAGTTGCGAAGTGATGCCATGCGGGTTGAGAGAAGCAAGCTGACATTACCCATCCGCATTATGATGTTTTCGCCCTGCGCCATAGCGGCGTTTAGAACCGCAGTTACACGCTGGGTGTGGGTTAGGGCCTCGGGAAGTACATTAAGCTCGTCAGCGTAGTCGGCATAAGCCTCGGTCAGAGATATCGAGATACCCAGGTTGTCCAGCCAGCGAGTAGACAGACGGCCAACACCCTTGATCAAGGACTCGAACATGTAGTCCAGGTCCTGCCCCGTGGCTAGAGCAGCGGCCTGGGCCGTTTGAAGCATTTGGGGCAAGCGGGTTGCCACCTGATCACCAACCAATAGGAACGCCAGGTTGGCGCTCTTCATCATATCGGTGGCGGAGATTGCGCCGTTGGTGATGTCCCGCATATCACTCAGCAATGAGCTTGCGGTGCCGGAAAATTCAGGAACGGAGGCGCGGGCAGCTTCTGTAAAGTTCTCGAAGGCTATGCGAACAGACTGGATCGGCCCGACCTGGCTTGCCAAGTCGCCTATGGCCCGCCCAAGAGCGCGCAATCCATGATACCCGATAAGTCCCGCGATGACAGTGCCAATGCTTTTTAGGGCGCGGCCAATCCCCTTGAGACCGGGGGCGCGGAGTTTCTTTAGCGCATCACCAAACTTCTTGATCCCAGAAGTGGCTAGCCTTGTTTGGGCGACTGCCTTCTTGAGAGCAGGAGTCAGCTTTTCTTTTAGGGTGATAACGATACTTAGATTGAAGTTCATTCTTGCTTCTGTCTCAACTCAGCCATTAGTTCAACAGTAAACTCATCTCCTGGCCTCGTAAGGGCTTTATCGTCCCCTTCGCAGGCGAACTGTATGCGAATTCGATCCTCCCCCTCAACTTTGGCGGGGTCTTCTTTGAACTGGTGCGCTATTTCGCTCCAGTATTTCATTTCCAGCATCTCCATCAACAGCAGGCCATCCTGCCCCTCTAGATCAGAGGGAAGGCAATGGAACACCTGACATAGTTGTAGGAGAAATGCAGAAGGCGGAATTACCCCTCGTCCTGTGATGATGGTTCTGACGAGGGTTGCGGCGGGTTTTTTTCCTCGCCCTCCGACGCGCCCCCTGTTACCTCAACCCACTTGCCGATCAGGTACTGCAACTCGTCCAGGCTTATATCACGCAGCGCCTCGGCCGATGGTTTGGGGTACTTGGTTGGTTCCTTTGCATTCTCGCTGTAGGGGTCAGTCCAAGTCCAGCTTTGGATAACAGATGGCAGAATCTCACATACATCACTGTACATGAATTCTGCCATTGCTTGTGTATCCTCGGAATCCTCACCGAACCCCTGTACCTTTAGCAGGGCCATGAGATTGCGCGGCGAAATACGACGACGAAACACTACCTTTTCTCCCTTGTGGGGGTAGTATTTCTTGTCGTCATGCTCTAGCACAAAGTCATCACTCTTGCTGATAATGAGCGGTGCTCGTTTTGCCATCTTTCTATATCCTCCCTGTTTCTTAGGTTCAGCAGTCTAGCTGCTGCTTGAAACGGGCTAGTTGTTTGGAAGCTGGGGAGTAGCCCCAGCCTAAAGGATTTATGAGAATCCTAGTGCGGTAACATCACCTTCGCACACGCCGCCAAAGTCGATTGACCAGAAGTCCCCTGTCCCTGCACTTACGTTCCAGCGACTGAACTGACCATTGAACCACCAGCCATTGGTTGTGTTGGTTCGGTCGGGGTAGACGCTGATAACACTGGTTGTGGTTGCAGACCCAGTTACTTCGTCAAAAATGGTATTGGAAGCGGTGTTCATTAGTGCCGTACCACTGAACTCGGAGCGATACACACCAACACGACTGATTCCAGACTCGTCACCCATAACCGCTGCCTCGGCAACCTCACGGTCAATGCCAATGGTAATGGATGAAACATATTCTAGAATAACACCGTCAATGTATAGCGCGCCATCTAGTCCTGCTTTGTACGCCATGCTGCATACCTCCTGAAAAAATGTGGCGTTCCTAGCCCCATAGAGCAGAATATCTGCCCTAACTAGTATTATACGCGACGAGAGGAACCAAGGGCAAGGTTAATTACACCAGTTGCCCAACTCTAAGCGAAAATCGGGAAATCTATGGTATAATGTACCTATGAATACCACAAGACATGATATACTCAACGCAATCGACCAGCTTCCGGCTGATGCAAAAGCAGAACAAACCAAAAGGCACCTGGAAAGGATCGGAGGGGGAAGTGCCAAGCGCCAGGCCCAAAGTGTGATGGAAAACATCAACAAGGTTGGGGAGGTGGGGGCCAATGAGCTTGTGCACAAAATCTGGCTATTTCTGGCCGAGCAGTTACCCCCTAGATGAGATGGAGTTGCCCGATAAGAGACATATGCTGGAAGCAACGACGAGGGCGCGACGAACCAAGACAGAAAGAGTGCGGGTTTGAGATCGCAAACGCTGTTGAAGAATGCCCCCTGAAAGACTATATTAAAGCTAAGCAGGAGGAAATAGATGAACGCGAAGATGTGTGACAGATGTAGAGAGGTGTACGGAGAGGATGAGGGTAGCACTTTGTTTCTCAAGATGGAAGAAACAAAGAGGCGGCAAAAGTCGTACTTGCTGGAAAGGGATGGCCTATGCCCAGGCTGCACCGACGAACTGGTAGCGTGGTTTGCACAGTTCAAGATCGAGGAGGGTGGAGATGGCTAGGAGGGTAACAGTAACACTGGATGATGGAACCGAGATTAGGGGCGATCCCACAAGTGACGAGTTTCTGGCTACCATCAAGGCCGTAGGTGGAGATGGAATAGTTTACTACTCGGAGAAGGATGGGGCTACTCCTATCGCAAATATGAATGTCCACCACGCCCAGAATGCTGTGCTCAAGATGATGCGGGAAGCAGCAGATAGACTACAGGCACACCTCGCAGAGCCAAAAGAGTTCAGGGACGGTATCATTGCCCTATTCAAGAATAGGACACTTTTGGCCCTCATTGCCCACATCGAGGCGAACATCAAATGACTAGCGGGCCGTTGGATAGCTCAAATAGAAACATAGATTTGGCCTTTACATTCGACACTACGGGTTCAATGTCCCCATGCATTTTCGAAGTCAGACGGCGTATCACAGAAACCACAAAGCGCCTGTTCAAAGACCTTCCCGGTCTCCGGGTTGCGATACTGGCACATGGAGACTACTGTGACCGCGACAAAGCCTACGTGACCCAATGGATAGACTTTACGGCTGACTCACCTACCGTAGTAGACTTTGTAAAGAAGGTGGGCCGGACAGACGGTGGCGACGAGGCCGAGTGCTATGAGCTTGTGCTGCACGAGGCAAACCAGTTTAGCTGGCGGGATGATGCAGAGAAGGTGCTGGTCATGGTGGGTGATGAAGTACCCCACCGAGCGGAGGAAGACCAGAACTTTCTGCATCTCGACTGGACAAACGAGGCTCAGAACTTGGCCGGGAGAGGCATTCTGATCTATGGAGTCCAGTGTCTACGCAAGCACTGGGCCGACTTTTTCTGGAAGGGCATTGCCCAGATCGGTAACGGTGTCAGGGTCGAACTCCACCAGTTCAGCAACATCGTAGAGCTAATCCACGCCGTGGCTTACAAGCAGGCTGGCGGCGAGGCTCTGCAGGGATATGCCAACGAGCTAGAATCAAAGGGAGAAATCACCCGCGCAATCGCTGGGTTCCTGGACATTCTATCTGGCAACAAGGTGACCTATACCATAGACCACGGAGCAATAGACCTTGAGGCGGTGCCTTTGGGCAGGTTCCAGATTCTCCATGCCGATAGCCGTATCGGGATCAAGCACTTTGTGGAGGAAACCGGGGCCGACTTCAAGATAGGACACGGGTTCTACGAGCATGTCAAGAAAGAGCTTGTCCAGGAGACCAAGGAGGTGGTGTTGGTACACAAGCGCTCTGGCGATATGTTCACAGGCCACAAGGCGCGAGATATGATTGGCTGCCCCTACGGTGAGCGGCTGAAAATCACCCCGGCGTTCTTGCCCGACTACGACGTGTTCATCCAAAGCACATCCTGGAACAGGATACTACCACCTAGCACTCGACTACTATACGAGCCTGTATGAAACAATCCATGCAAGTGCTGGTCTCACACGAGACTACCGAATGGTATACTCCACCTGAATGGATAGAGAGATGCCGCAGGGTCTTGGGTCGCATTGACCTGGACCCTGCGAGTCATCCTGTGTGTCAGACTTGGATTCAGGCCGAGAAGTACTACACAGAGAAAGATGATGGGTTGTCCAAGACATGGAGCGGTAGAATTTTTTGCAATCCACCGTATGGGAAAACCGGAAGCAAAAGCAATCAACATATCTGGGGCCAGTACCTGGTCGATGAAATCAGGATTGGGAATGTAATTGAAGCGATCTTGCTGACCAAGACGGTGCCAGGGTACCAGTGGTGGGATGATATGTTCAATGGGCTTTGGCCTGGGCCAGTATGTATCACGCGGGGCCGCATACCCTTTGTCAGGCCCACGGATGTACTGTTATCTCCGGGTGGTGCGGTAGACCTGGGGGCATATGACCCGAGAAAGCTGAGTAAGGCTGCATCCTCATTCTGGTACTATGGCCCACACACCTATGCTTTCCGCCGAGAGTTTCAAACAGTTGGGAGGGTGATTGATCCGAAATGAGAAGCGTGATAGTGCGCATAATCGAGCTATAGGCACAACACAAAAACACCTGGCGCGATAAGCCCGAGCGGTATTGGTTTTTCTCCCTGCTGGAAGAGTTCGTAGAACTGGGCTTTGCTCTTATTGGCCTACACAAAGGGCCTGTAGACTGGGAGCTACTGCAAATCTCCACAATCTGTGCAAACTGGATAGAGTATCGTGAAGAAAAAGGGAAATAACGCACTAAAGCACATGCTGATTCAGCAGTTTCTGGCTAATGCTGGATACCGGGTTGAGCAGAAAAGTGGGCGAAGGATTAAAAAAGATGCCAATAAGAGGCTGTGAGGGGTTTGTAGATTACGACATTGTTACGATGGTAGGAAACTATTTCCATGAGCGTGGTCTGAAGTGGCCTGAGAACGCTGACGAAGCCCTGATGTGGGCACAGACCGAACTTGCGGAAGCCTACGAACTCCTGTTAGCCCGTAAGGGTGGATGGACTCGGAACAACCCAGAAGAACATCCCCCATTCGACAACCAGAAACTGGCCGAAGAACTGGGGGATGCTATTATGATGATCATTGTTGCAGGTATCGTTGAGGGGATTTTTCCCCTAGCTGCCCTGCGCCGAAAGATCGAATGTAAGCTAGCTCAACTCAGCGATAGCAGTTAGTACTTGCGGCTTGTCGTGAACCTCCCATTCATCGCCGCGCCAGCGGTACATCGCTAGACCTACACACTGGTTGGCCCCATTGCTACTATTCCAGTCCAAAGCCCGGTCATAAGCTGCAAGCACAACCTCTCGCCCGCGCTCGTCATTCACCCAGCCCCACTCAGGTTCAACCTCGGGGTACAGGTGGTTCCACTCAGAAACCACGAAGGGCAAGTTAGTGGCCCACCCCGGCAGATATGGGAGCAGGTCGGTACAACACCTCAGATAGTTCAGCCCCATTCCTAGAAGCGGGGCGTCCTGAAACTCATCATCACTCCAACACAGAGTCCTGTCAGGCCCCCGAATGTAACCATGCAAGTCTATGTAGTCAGCACCATCTATTGCCTCCCACATTTCCTGGAACCAGATTCGACTGTCGCCAGCCTGCCCATTATATGGATCAATCGCTCCCGGCGAAAGCCGTGTCACGTCAGTGTTGTTATATATCTGGTTGTATATCTCAGCAAAGTAGTCTGGCGTGACCGTGTGTCCAACAGGCCACTCTCGGGGGTTATTCATCTCATTGGCGATTGTCCAACCCATAACTCCGTGACTGTTGTGAATGGTGTTCAGACAGGCTGTTACAAAGTCATCCGCCTGATCTGGCCTGGGCAATGTGCCCTCGCCAGTTTCTGTACTCCACCCAAACCGGAGATTGACATATACATCTATCCCGGCCTCAAACTCAGCGGTAAAGTCAAGCACCCGTTCATGAGGGCCGATTGCCAGTGGTACATACAGCAAACCAAAAGGAGCATTAGCTATCATCCAGTCGCCCCCTCCCTGTTCATCCGGGTCATTCAATCCAACCCTAATGATGGTGGGGTCTGGGTCTGGCGGGTCTGGCGGATTGGAGTCCGGCCACGCGATTAGCATTTCGGGATCAACATAATCCTGCTGATACTTCACATCAATGTGAAGATGATCGCCTGTTGAGTTGCCCGTGTTGTCTGGTCGGCCAAGTTGCTGTCCGGCCTGGACGCGCTCCCCAACTTGGACATACAGATCGGGAGTCAGATGGGCATAGCGTATCGTGATAATGCCCTCATTGTCGAGTTCCGTGATGGTCTTCACCTGATACCCAAACCAGTTCTCTTGCGGGTCTACCCCGGCCATGATGACCTCGCCACTCATGGCAGCTAGAATCTCGTCACCCCACACAGACCAGGATGACCGGATATCTAGTCCGTTGTGAACATAGCCATCTCGTAGGTTGCCAAACTCTCCACTAGCCGTTATGCCCACATTGTGGGTGTGCGTGGTGGGGTAAAGAAGCTCAACGCCCATTCTGAGTAATTCGGCCGCAACAAACCTTCCTCGCAACTGATACTCGGTTCCCCCCTTCATCGGCAGATAATCCGCGCCTGGATAATGCTCCTCGAAGAAGCCCTCTAGATCATCCTGCCAGTCTTCTGGGTTGATAGCAATGATGCGCCTGTCCTCTAGGGCACCTATCCCAGCATCATCGGCACTGTTGCCAATGGTGTATCTCCAAGTATTCCACGACGCATCGACAATGCGATTTACTAGCCCCTCATTTCCTAGAGGGGGCAGTAGTACATATACCCTAGAGTACTGTTCGCGTGGATAGCCTGGGCATTGTGTGCAGTCCACCGGAGGCTCTGGGTCTGGCGGATCAGGAGAATCCCCTTCTGGAACAGGCGGTAACACCCGGTCCTTCATCGCTATAACATGATCTACAAACAGAGAAAGTGATGGGTCATAATCTACGCCCGCATCATCCCATGCCGGAGTCGGTGAGAAGGTGAAGGGCTGGCCCGCGAGTATCCACCACTTCTGGCCTGCTATCTCGTCCCACCACGCGAACCGCTCTACAATCACGCTCGGGTCATACCCCTCGCCCGTGTAGGCATCACCATACCACTCAGAGTTCAGGGTGAGTACCTGTTCGCCGCGCTGGTGAAGTACCTTGAACCAGTGTTCCAGGCGATAGTGCAAGTCTCCTGCACCAGTTTCATAGTCATACCCCAGGTCAATTGGCACGCCAGGCTGGGCTGGGCCTTCGTGTACACAAAAGATATGCCCACCTTTCTGTGCTTGCTCAAACACCCCAGTGTTGATAATTGGCTCTATCATCTCGAGTTCCGGGTTGCCCGTAGCAAAGCTAAAGATACCGATACGGAACCCTTCCCGCTCTGCTATGGTCATGCAGTGCTTCATCAGTTCTGCCAGGCGGACATAGGTCTCTACTGGCACCCCAGCACCCAGCGGCTCGTTTATGACCTCAAACCAGTTGACCTCGTTCAGTAGCTCGGGGTCAATCGCTATAGCCTTTTGAATGATAATCCCGATTACCTGCTCCGCATAGGCCTCTAGGTCGGTATCGGGGTTGTGGATAGCAGGCACGCCATCCAGATCGTGGGCAAAGCGCCCTACCAAAAGGGTCTCGGGACTACCCGCTCTAACATCTAGCAGCCACCCCAGGTCGTCTACAGCCTTGACCGCGACTATCGGTGCTCCGGCCTCGGCGGCCCGTATGATCTCGGGAACCGCCTTCGAGTAGCAGGCATGGGGGCCAAACAGGGAACCACTAAGTTCTGGGTAAGGCCAGGTCTTCGGAGAAGTTATCTCCACAGGAGGCTCGGGAGGCTCTGGTACGTCCCCGAGCACTACCAGCCAAGCATCATCCCAGTACACATCATTGTGCTTGAAGGGCATGATGGTGCGCGAGTGCAAGAATACTGTTACAATATCATTCTCGGCCACAGCCTCCACTTCCCGCAGGGTCACATAGCCATTGTAGCAGTGCTTGCCACCCGACCAAATGACATTGGGGGAGTGTGGATCAACCCCACCCGTTGGGTCTATTCCAACCCAGAAGGTAATGTTGGAGTCATTGATGTCCAGCCCCCCTTCGCCCTCATCATATGCCACAATGCCAAACCCAACATGCTCTCCCTCTGACCATCTTGGATCATCAGGGTGTGGATACCAGTCAGGGTGCGCGGGGTCCAGGTGATTGCTCCAAGCTTGTGGCCTGGCTGAAAAGCGGACAGATGTGCCAGAGCCAACATTCACCTGCTGTAGAAAGCCTGCGTCATGCTTGCGGTTAAAGGTAAATAGGTGGATTGCCTTTTGTCCCTGATACACACGTGCAGGGTCCTCATGAATCCAGGCATCCCTTATTTCTGGCTGATCCCATACGTCCGGGTCGTGGGAGAACCAGGAAAGCCAGCCAGGGGGAGTGAAGATACTCCCGCGCTCAGCGATATATCCCGGCCCGGTTGGGTCAAGGTCTGCGTCGACCGGGAGAATTAGAACCTCATGGTCATCAGCCCACTCGGTCTCAAAGTCCCCGTTTACTAAAAGATTCTCCGCCATCTTATTCTCCTATAGCGCGATCCCCTCGAGCAGTCGGGCCGCGCGGTCCTCATAAGTATGTCCAGCAAAAGCAATACGGTTTAGCTCTCTTCCAATCTCTTTCCTATCCTCCTCGCGCGGTATCCACTCTCGGATAAGTGCCTCAAGTTCCTCGGCAGTATCAAAGGTTGGAACCAGGTCGCCAAATATCTCCTCGAGTTCCGGGCGGCCCTTCTGCGATACAAAGAATGAGCCGCAACCTGCTAGCTCGTAGCATCGTGGGTTAATACTCTCCGCCTCCACAACAGTTTCCTCGCCAGCATAGTCCACACTGGTGCGGGAAAGATTCATATTCACCTTAGCACCGTTGTAGAACATTGCAGCCTCCGGGTTAGCGACAATGGCTCGATGATAATGCTTCCCCAGTGGATGCTCGTGATCGAACGGGTATTGTCCTATCAGAGTGAAATCAATGCCATCCCAGTTCACTCCCTCAAGCATCTCGATGCGCTCTTTCCACCCGCTTCCTACAAACACAGCATCCTTTTTGTGCCTTGACGACACAATCATTGGATGATGAATCTCTGGGTCACAGGCTGTGGGGAGATAGGGAATTCCAAAGGTCCGCGCGCTTGCCCTGTCATTGGCAAACGCAAAGTCAGCAACCTTTGCCAGATAACCATGTATAGGGTCGCGGTAGGGACACTCGGTCATCACTAGGGCTGTAGGAATACCTACACGCTCCCACGTGTTCCAGGCCAGACGATGTACCTGTGTTCCGTCAATTACAACTATTAGATCGGGGAATGTGCGCATGGCCTGGAATGCGACATCGCCACTAGCCCTTTCCAGGATTCCCTGCTTGTCGACCTCTGGCTTAGCCTTGCTGTCGAAGAGACCGCGAAAAGTTAAGGTCTGGTGCCATAGGGTGACTAGGCTATGGAAGTCTATCGCGTTGGCCTGCAGGCCCATATTCCTGAAGGCGTCTAGGTAGCCTACTGCAACATCCTTTGGGCCAGATGCAGTGGCGGGAAAAACAACAGCTATATGTTTGATTGTCATGGGTCTCCTGTTTGACATAATCGCAATATGATGTTATCATAAACGTATCATGCCTATTAGATATTTACAGTGCAAAGTGTGTGATTCTACCCTCAATCCCAAAACTCAGTTTAGGGGATTTTGCAAGGCTTGTCAAGAAGCAACCCATCCATGCGAATGTGGGTGCGGCAATCCCGTCAAAAGCTGGTACCTGTACAGCGGGAAAACTCCAAAAAGAAGAAGGTTTCTTCCGAAGCATCTCGCACGCACGCTGATCGGGAGTTCTCGTCCGTCTTTCAGCGAGGCTTGGCGAGAAAATCTGGTGCGCTCCCATACCCCCTGGTCGAGAGAGGAAGACAGGCTGCTTGTTAGCCTCTATCCCCGCCTGGTATCCAAGAAGCTTCGGGAGTTCTTTCCCAGATTTACCGCCCAGCAAATTGCGGTTCGGGCCAATCACCTCGGAGCCAAAAAGACCAAGCAGGCCCTGAGTGAGGCTGCAAAGGCAAACATGAAAAGCCGCTGGAGTGGACATGTGTATAAAATCAAGGACGATGGACGCAGGGGACCAAGCTGGGGCCAGCAGCGAAGAAATGCACGCTATCGCGCGGAATACAAGTGTGAATTCTGTGGGGCCAGCGAAGATGTGCTTGGTGCCCAACTTGTAGTTCACCATATTGTTCCCTTTAGAGAGTTTGGCGACGATTACGTCCAGGCCAACAGAATGTCCAATCTAGTTGCTTTATGTCGTCAATGCCATCCCAAGATAGAGCAGCAGATTTTTACAAACAGGGAAGGGCTATTGGCAAGCTGGACTGATTAGATATGCCCATACTCTGGAGTTACGCCATTCAATTCCTCAAACAGATGTTTGTTTGCTGTCTTTTGTCTGATCCAGTCTATATATTCGTCCCAGGGCTTTTCCCAGGGATAGCCATGGTACTGGTGCATTGGCTTGACCTTCACATCAAAGACGCACTTGCAGCCAGCGTCAAACAGTAGATAGGAAAAATGCAAATCCTCGTAGCCATATTTCCCATCGAAGGCGCTCTCATGCCCCACGAGCCTTGCCTTATCCATTGGAACAGAGAGACCATGCCCGCTCATATATTGCCAGCGCAGGACAACGGGGGTCTGCACAGGGTCCATTCTTCGGTTCCACCACGCATGGTCGAATCCCAATGAGCCATCTGAAAGCTCGGAAACGAAGGGATTGAAAACAAGCCAGGGGCCATTGCTGCTTGTGTGCCAGGGTATATGGCTCTCAACCCACTCGGGAGGATATACCATATCATCCTGCGCTCCCAGGTACACATCTCCTTCTTGGATGTCGAGGGCCATCTGGTTGTGTGTGGCTCGACCATGGAGAGAAGGACACTCACAAACTTGGACCTTTATCTCGAATGGTGGACGATCTTGTTTGTCAAGCCACTCCCGCACAGCGCCGTTGCGCTCGACGATTACCAGAGAGACTTCTAGTGGGGAGTACGTCTGTTGTAGAAGAGAGGCCCACGTGTTTCTAAAGGTGCCTATCTTCCAGTCTGCTGCCGCTATGTTCACGGATGCTTTCACCCGCGCCTCCTTTAGTTGCAAGATACATCCGTGCCCAGTCAAGGAATGTCCCTAAAGACATGGTGCTGTTCTTTGGAGCACGGTAAGGGATTGGTACAGACCTAATGTTGTGATTCTTGTGTTTGAGTAGCAATTCAACCTGGAAGGCATGTGGGGTACGAGACTGAAACCTTTCCAGATTTAGACTGTCTAGACGGTAGAGCCGGAACCCGCTTGTGCTGTCGGGCAGGCCCAGCCCTGTGATACGCGAGGCAATGTTGGAAATCAGTCGGCGCAAGCCACGACCATGGAACTCCCTGGCCCCAATCACTATATCGGCCACGCCGTCAGTGTTTGCTATAACCAACTTGTTGATCCAATCGGGGTCAAAGTTCTCGCCGCTGTCCATAGTGCATGCCCAATCGTACCCTGACTGCCGCGCATACTTTAGCCCATAAAGATACTTCAGGGGAATAAACTGCCAGGCCACATTAGGAAAGGATACAGTAGTGGCCCCCCTCTCCTTGGCAAGCTGGGCTGTGTTGTCAGTACTGTCGTCAAGAATGATGGGGTGACAGTACTCTGGCATCCCCTCTAGGAGAGGGATGATGCGCTTTCTTTCGTTGTGTGTTGGTACGACAACTGCTATTTCTACCATAACCCCGCTAGCTTTGCAACAGCAGCAACTAGGGCCGCAAGCTCTGCTAGACGAACCCCCTGATCGAATAGGCGCGCGGTATTACTTTTTTGCCCTTCCGCCAGCGTTGAAAGTGTCTCAGTGATATGCTTGTGTTCGTTGGTGGTGTGACCCAACTGCCGCTCTTCCAGCGTAATCATACGCCCACATAGTTCGTGGTGATCTTCTCGTAGTCCCTTTATTTCTGTAACTGATTCCTTGCGATAGCCCTCAATCTTTTTGGCTAGATGACCAAAATTCTGCTCAATCAACTTCTTCAACTCCGTGTTGCTAATACCTGCCATGCATCACTCCTATTCTGATGACGTTCTTGCTACTTGTAGTTGTACTGTTAGCACAAGCTGCTGTCTAAGAAAGTACGGCCCCTTGCCTGTGTCGCGGTCCATGACGGCCTCTGGCTCCAATCCTTGAGAGATATATGCCAATGATACACCAGTAGTGCTATCCAGTGTTGGGTACTTGTCGAACTCGGCCACTATGACATCTACATCATCAACCAAGTTGGTATAAGTGTCGCCGTCTTCCTCGTACTTCCGATAAACGTATAGAGCATACTCATGCTCGGCTGCATAAAAACCCATCATGCCCAGTTGGCCGCCCTCGGGTCCGTGGGTAAAGGGGGCCAGCCGCTCCAAGACTACTGCCCGTTTCAGCCCCTTGTCAATCACTTTATGATCCGCAATAGACACGTTAGTCTTGTCGTAGTTACTTGCCTTCCGTGTTACTGCCGCCGCCCCTTCGAGTACGCCTTTTGCTGTTCCCATTTTACACTCCTACAAAACGAACTCCGCCAGATTTGCCAGTTATGGACATTATTATCGCGCGCCCGAGACGCTTAGATGCATAGATTCCCGCCTTGAGTGTATCCTTAGAGTTCATAGTTAATTCCAAAAATGGAAAGCCGGGATCGCCATGCTGCTGCACTTGCCACTGAGAGGTTCCTCTCTGGCGAATCATTTCCTGAATTGGGTATGCCGCCATACGGTCCCCCAGCTTGAACTCGGCCCAATCCATCAGATCGTTAATGTCCTCGTTGCGAGGGGGGCCGCCAAAATGAATCCACTTTACAGTAATCCAGGGGACTGTTACGCCCCTAACATTCGGTCCCACAACAGCGACATTATCATTCAAAAGCCTGTAGTTGATTGATGATTCAAATGCCCCGGTGTAGCGGATAGGTCTTGATTCCCTGCGCATGACCTGTGTAAGGCGGTCACCCAAGAAAGACAGCACTGATCTAGAGAGTGCCGGAAACTTTGCTTCAGCGCGCTTCAAGTTAGCAGCAAACCGAATCAATTCTCGCTGATTAATTTTAACAACCATTACCCCTGACATTAGTTATTATCCCACATATCAGTCTTGAATGTTGGCGAGATTATATCTTCGTCGTCCCTGTAATCGTCCCGCTCGTCCACATCAATGTGTCCGGCAGTTAGCCCGGAACTCAGCTTTGTTGAGGTTGTGCGATCCAACCCAATAGAGACAAGCATATCAACCATCGCACCGCCATCCTGCAACTCGTCCCGCAGATAGTAATACTGTGAGCGGAATGCACCTGCGCGAGTGTCAGTCTCGCCTATGGTAAATCCGGCTGTGCGCTGTGTGAGTTCACACCTCATTGCCACGCCAAAGTTAGCATAGCTCCTAATTAGCTTGATGGCAGTATCATCTGTGAGCGGTGTATCAAATCCAGCGCCAGCCAGCCAGGAATCCACCTCGTTGCAGGTATCCTCTTCAAAGTCCATTACCGCCATGATAGAGACTGCGGAGTCAGTGTTATATTTACCCTTATCGGTTAGGTGACGTGTTGACGCCTCGATCTCAGACAGGCTAGTGTACACAACACGCTCGCGGCTGAAAAGCTTGAAGCAGAAATCAGTGTCTGTACCTATGTTGCTCCAGGCCGAACCGCTGTATGCCTCCCCCTCACCATCCAAATAGATTGGGGCGGTCTGGTCACAACCCCAAACAATCTCGGTGACGCCATTTGCATAAGTATATCCACTCGAGCGGAGAACCACATGGTAGCTGGTCAACGGGGATATAATCTCTCGCGCATCATCTAGAATGTCAAAGTCCACCCAAGTATAGCCTGTGCCAACGCCGGACATAATGACAGGAGTGGAGGTGCAGCTACCAATTACTGAGCCAGAAGGGTTGTCAGAGGATGTGTACTGAAGGTCTACAACTAGATAGCCAGCAGGAGAGCCGACCTTCTTCAGGTAAAGGGAGACGCGGCCAATGGGCGCGGCTCGATGTAGCCTGAACCGCTGGCCTAGCTGCTGATCGGCCCCCGTGCTAGTGAGATCAACCCCTGCGTTCTGCGTGGTGTACTCTAGTAGTTTCATTACTGCAACCTCTTACCTACGGTGAATTTTACTGCCACGCTGTAGATTTCCTGGGCAGCAGACACAACGTAGGCCTGAACCTCCCATTCTCCCTTCTGGTCTATATCCCCGGCTGCTAAGGTGCACTGAATCTTTCCATCAGTGCCATCAGTCGTAAATGATGCTGTCTTGGTGACCAGCTTGCCATCCAGCCCCTTAAAGAGAATTTCCTTGGTTGTGGTAAAACCAGAAATATCCTTGGCGCTATCATCTTCGGTAACGGTCAAGATTATCACTTGCCCGGAACCGTCTTCTACTAGATCGTCTAAGCTCATGAAGCTACTCCTATACCCCTAATTCTAACGCCGGAACAATCCGATGGCAAGGTTAGTACTCTGTGTTAGCTGTCCCGGTGACGCGTACCTTCACATTGCTGGTACCAGTGATCTTTACGCTGACGTTGCTTGTTACTGTTGACTTTATCTTTGCGTCAGAAGTGCCCGTTAGGCGTGCCTCTGCATCCGAAGTCGCCGTGAGGCGCACCTCCGTGCTTTCCGTGTATTCCAGCAGTGTTGTAGTTGTACTTGTTAGCGTTGTAGTTGTCGAGGTCGAGCTAGATGTTGTAGTGCTGGTTGTAGTTGATGTACTGGTAGAACTACTGGTTGTAGTCGTACTAGTCGAAGTTGAGGTCGAGGTGGATGTACTCGAACTGGTTGTAGTGGTCGAAGTACTGGTCGAAGTACTTGAAGAAGTTGTCGTAGTACTGGTACTGGTTGACGTACTGCTTGACGTGGTGGTCGTAGTACTGGTGCTAGTTGACGTACTACTTGATGTGGTGGTTGTAGATGTAGACGTACTTGTACTGCTCGATGTGGTCGTAGTTGAAGTGGATGTGCTCGTAGATGTGGATGAACTAGTTGTGGTTGTGCTAGTTGACGTACTTGTGCTAGTTGAACTACTCGTGGTGGTAGTTGACGTGCTTGTGCTGGTTGAGCTACTGGTCGTGGTGGTGCTAGTTGATGTGCTGGTCGAGCTACTGGTTGTGGTAGTTGATGTGCTCGTTGACGTGCTTGTAGAACTCGACGTGGTAGTAGTCGAGGTGCTAGTGCTCGTACTGGTCGTGGTAGAAGTACTTGAGCTTGTCGTGGTAGTCGAGGTCGAGGTAGACGACGAGGTAGTAGTGGTGCTGGTCGATGTTGAGGTAGTCGAGGTAGTAGATGTGCTTGTGAGCGAAGTGGTAGTCGAGGTTGAGGTGCTGGTGCTGGACGAAGTTGTGGTGGTAGATGTGCTTGTGCTGGTTGTAGTTGACGTAGACGATGACGTGGTAGTTGTGCTGGTTGAGCTACTGGTTGTGGTGGTGGATGTACTCGTAGACGTGCTGGTAGAACTTGACGTAGTAGTAGTAGACGTGCTTGTGCTGGTTGTAGTTGATGTGGACGAGGATGTAGTAGTTGTGCTAGTGCTAGTTGACGTACTTGTAGATGTCGAGCTTGACGTGGTGGTAGTGCTCGTGCTAGTGCTCGTAGACGTAGATGACGACGTGGTAGTAGTGCTCGTGCTCGTGCTGGTACTCGTAGATGACGATGTAGTGGTTGTGCTAGTACTGGTGGATGTGGTTGTACTGGTAGAGCTTGACGTTGTAGTTGTGCTGGTTGAAGTCGATGTTGTAGTAGACGTGCTCGTAGATGACGATGTGGTAGTAGTAGACGTGCTCGTAGATGTCGTCGTGCTAGTCGAGCTACTGGTTGTAGTAGTAGATGTGCTGGTGCTAGTTGTCGTAGACGTAGATGAGGATGTGGTGGTAGTAGACGTGCTGGTGCTGGTTGAGCTACTAGTTGTGGTCGTGCTAGTAGATGTAGAAGTTGACGATGATGTAGTGGTAGTAGAAGTACTCGTGCTAGTTGTCGTGGAAGTCGAAGATGATGTAGTGGTAGTACTGGTTGATGTAGATGAGGATGTGGTAGTGCTGGTAGACGATGACGTGGTTGTCGTGCTAGTGGAGGTAGAGGTCGTGGTAGACGTACTAGAACTCGTTGTAGTGGTGCTCGTAGAAGTGCTGGTGGTGGTGCTCGTGGACGTAGTTGCCCATTCCAGGATCACATCATCCACTTGGTATGGCAGCGTTGTCGTAGTACTGGTAGATGTAGACGACGAGGTAGTAGTGGTACTGGTCGATGTGCTTGTAGTTGTCGATGTACTAGACGATGTGGTGGTAGTTGATGTGGATGTCGAGGTTGAAGTTGAGGTCGAGCTTGATGTGGTTGTGGTGGATGTAGAAGTCGAAGTTGTGGTTGAGGTAGATGTAGTCGCGGCGGCGACCAGAGTACTAATCCTGAGTGCAGACATTCCAACACTGTCGCCCACCGTCTGTCCTAGACCAGCCGAGGAAGCCTGAAAGAACTCAAACTCAATCTCGTCATCAACCGCGAGGGCGGCCATGAAGCTGCCAGAAAAAGCGGCATCGTATGTGGCGGTGCTGCTCTGCAACCCTCGCATATACTTAATGGAAATCTCTTCCTGATTCGCGTCGTTGTTAGTCCACCTTAGACCATGCTGGCTACGTGTACCCGTGGAAGATGCACGGTTGATCCTAGCCCCAACCGTGAACAAATAATCATCCTCAACCTCTACCTCAATGGTGGTATTGTCATTCCTTGTGAATGAAGCTGCATCTATCGTTGGGGTAGTTCTGCACGCATTGAGGTAGCCAGTGGCGGTTGTTTCCTGCGCACCTGTTGCATCGTTGCCAATTACAACCTCGGCGGAGCTTGGTAGCTCCATCACAAACAGGCCACTCTCCCACCCAGCCGTAGCACTTCTGGCACCAGAAGTGCTGCTAGCGCCCTGATACACCTCTATTTGTAGGTCTAGATTCTCGGTGTCATTGTCTACAATGAAAATACAGGATGCAGTCTCATAGTCTGTGTCGGTGTCACGCAAATACAGCGCACTGTTACTCTGCGGAATAATCGTTCCATCTAGCGTGGCACAGACAACCCTTGCCGCACGAGCGGTGCCCGCAAATGTCACATTGTACGCTACCAAATACCGTGCTATCGACTTGAGCGTGATGGCCTCGTTGTCAACTCCCTGAATCTCAATTACGCCCGTGTCGGTTTCCTCGGTTGTGGTGTCGAACATCAGCGGGGCAAAGGAACCGGAGTTGTAGGCACCAGTGTCGGTGCCCTCGGCGTACAACCCAAACGCAACAGCGGGTGTAACATCAGCCAGCTTGATTAGTGCTAGCTCCGAGTCTGCGGTTGCATCGTCTGTGGGAGTGGAATCCTCTCCACGGGTCATGTACTCCACGCGGAAGTCTGCACCCGTGCTGGTTACCTTGAAGATACAATGGCCCCCCGCACAAATCTCGTCATCTTCATTCTGCCGCATAAAGTTGGCGCTGCGACCGCCTACGATCTCGCTACTGTTCCACAAGGCCCGAACAGCACCAATCATGCGGCTATCTGACTCGCCAACAGTCCTCACCCGATAGATCGCCAGGTAATACCCAGTCTCATCTATTTGTACATCTATGTCATTGGCATCTTGGACAAAAATGGCCGCTGGCGTACCGACAGGAGCAGAAAACTCCACGCCTTCCCAGCTATCCTCTGACGTTGGGAGCGCGAAGGTGCCTACCCTATATTTTGCGGTATCACCAATAGGCATTAGTTACAGACCTCTGTACAGCACTTGCAATTTACCAAGAAACACTCATACTGCCAATCATGGGGGCACTCATCGCAGGGGCAAGGGCGCAGATAATGGGCCAGGGTGAGATAGGCCTTGTCTTTCCTGCCCTCCTTCTGGTTCTTGATATGACTTATATCAACCAGTATAGCGTTGGGCTGATTCTCCTCAATAGACCCCTCGATAATAGTAATCTCGTCCTTGATCTGATGCCACCGAGCAACAATGTACGGAAACTCCCAGTCTTCAACCATGCGGTCACCATAGCTATTAACACAGAATAGCCATTCTACAAGCTTCTTGGGCAGTCCGCTATTGTTCATTAGCTATCGTATATCTCCCTGACCTGCACGTAGCGCCACTCCCGATCCAGGGGCGCGGAATAGGTTGTCCAAGCTGGGTTTACATCATCCTGGGCAAATGTGCTAGTATCACCCCGAATCTGTAAGGTTGCATCCTCTTGGCCTGCACCATATCTATTCTCAGTAAGGGTATAAGTGCGGACATCCGAGTTGCCAAAATCATAGACCGCGCTACGCCCCTCCTCATTGAAATTAAGTTCTAGCTTGCCCCAATCCGAGTCACCGTCAATAGTAGGTGTTCCAGCGGCACCATCGCTCCAGGTCTGCCAGCTAACAGCGGTCTCTCCCTCTGTAGGAGACTCCTCACCAAATGCCAAGCCACCTGTTGGAGCCAGCGTGGTGGTTGTCGTAGTGCTGGTTGATGTGCTGGTACTAGACGAAGTTGTGGTGGTAGATGTGCTTGTGCTAGTACTAGTTGTGGCACCAGTCTTATAAGACAGCATCGAGGTTGCAGGGTAAATAACCGCAGGGTGATCAACAATTGTGGGGCTACCAGAGTCAGCCAGATGCTGCCCACTAACTCGATCCTGGTCACCATCCCGAATCAGCGGGTAGTAGTGAACTAGGTTTTCTGGCTTGACAAATAGGGGTGAGTACCCAGCCGCCAAAATCAGTGCGTCGGCAGCGGTCAGAGCCACGTTCCAGATAGCCACCTCGCCTGCCATACCAGACAGGTACAGATCGGCAAAACTGAATGTAGCACGGGCCACCCGCACTTGGTCTAGGTCTGCTACGGATGTATTATCTGTGTTGGTGGTCGTATTCACCCCATCACAGTAAATGGTGCGACTAGAGGTAGAGGCAAACACAGCAAGGCCATAGTGCCAAGTGTTAGTCGATAGCACACTTGCCACCTGTGCATTCTTCGCCCCAGCACCGCCGTAGGTGTATGCTTCGAGCGGGTCGTTAAGTACGTCACCCCGAATAGCCATGGCGCACATATCGTTATCGCTGTCATCCCCGACTGATGCCACAACCTGACGCAACGTGAGCGAATCGGTTTGAAAAACCGCAGCTATGGAAATAGGGGTGCCCGTGACAAGCGAAGTGCCCTCTAGATATTGAGAACTGCCATCATCAAACCCTCTAGCCATGTACCCCGCCTATTTAGCTACTATGTTTCCCTGATTTCGACCCGTAGAAGCTCGGCATCACCAGTCATGTTATCAGACCCGTTGTTTGCATCCCTGTTTACCTTGAGTCTGAATGACTCGCCAGCAGCCACGCTGTCCATCTCCGCACCATCGGTGAACGCAATGTCAGTGTACTGTGGCTCGCCACTCGCACTTGCCGTAGCAGCAGTTGCTGATTGCACAGCCGCGAAGCTGTCCGAGTCCAGGTCTGTGGTGTCATCTTGGTGACGCTCGAAGGACACGTCCCAGATTACATTGTCGGCAGTTGCCGTGGATGCAAGCCAAACCAAGCTCACAGTAACACCAGTTGTGCCAGCATAGTTGCGGGGCATCACAGCACCAAACACCGCCGCCTCATCTGTGTCAGCATCAAAGTCCAGTACCGCGTGCTGATTACGGGTGTCTAGCGTTGCAGGGTTGCTTGCAGGCGGTTCGTTATGCAACGGGGTAAAGATTATAAGTGTATCGCCACTAGCCATTATCTACTCCTTTAGTCAACATTTCCAAATAGTCTGCGCGCAAACGCCACGCTCATTCTCGTCGCTGCTACTGCCACAAAGATAAACGTTTTCTGCGTAGCGGTTAGATCGGTACGCGCAGGCAGTGGCAATGCCGCGTTAAATGATGCTTGGTTGTCTTCAATCCAGGTATCCGTAGCATCCACAGCCGCCCTAAGCTCGGGCTTGTCCAGGGCCATAAGCTCCCTGTCCCTGCTCCAAAAGCGCATTAGGCCACGCCACACCCGTTTCCTGTCTTCATCCGATAGTTGTGCCATTGTTTCTCCCTTATGGGGGCGGCAGCCCCCTCCTGGCCGCTTGAGCGGCCTACAAATACTCTCTATATATCTCGGGGTCTGTCCTTACCCCACTCTTGCCCCAGACATCACAGTCCGGGTCCCACAACCCCTCATCTCCAAAGCCCTTGGTGGACAGCTTGTTCCAAAAGGGCCGAGCGTGGGGCAGTGCCACATTGTAACCCGTGGGTTCATCCTTGGACTGTCCCCAATGATGCCAAATCCATGAATAGCTGGTGGACAGGGCGCGAAATCCCGCCTGGTAAATACGAGAGTCCATATCATAATCCTCACCACCTCCTGGAAAGAACCGCTCGTCAAAAAGCCCAACCTTCTCGATCCATTCCTTCCTTCTAAATGTGACCATCCACATAGCTATGCCATCGACAACCGCACCCTTCTTCTCTTCCCTGAGCCTTTGAATGTTCTCTGGGTGCCGGGCATCCTTTAAGCTGAGATGTATTCGGTATCCTTCCTCACCATACCCCCATCCCGGCTCTTTGGGCGACATAGGGGCTACAGCTATGGCATTGTCAAACCTCTCAAAGGTCTCAATAATGCCAGGCCACCAGCCCTGAAGAAAGATCACATCGTCATTGGCTATGGTAACGTACTCGGTCTGACATAGCCGCACCCCTATGTTGGCAGCCTGTGCAAACCCATAGTTCTTACTCGTAGTAACCACGACATCGGCCTGCTCTCGCAACTCCTGCTCGAACTCGGGAGCGGGTTTAGTCTGATTGACCACTATAGTATTATAGTTGCTGGGTGTGACCTCGCGCAAGGTTGATAGCGCGGGAAGAATGAAATCCTGGCGAATAATAGGAAACACAAAGGTATTTATGAGATTCGACATACTCGGTTGATGCCCTCCATCATGTGATCTAAGGTGTAGTTTTGCATAACGAAATCGCGGTACTCATGACTGTCATACGGCCCGTGAATCATCTCTATACACTCGTCTATTGTTGTCCATACCCAGGACTCGGGCCAGATATCTTTGGCGCGCCAAAAGTTGTGAACCAAAGGCTTGATACCCTTCAGGGCAGCCTCCGCAGTGACGTAACTGAATGCTTCCTTCTGACTCGAGACTATTAGGTAGTCCTTATCCTCAAGCCACTCGTCCACAGATTCAACACTGGCGGTGAACTCTACATCTAGCCTCATCTCGTCAATAATGTGTCTCTTGTACCAGTGTAACCAGCGCTCTGTGTTCTCAGTGCCCAGAACATGAAGCTTCCAGCCTGGCAGTTTAGCCATCACCTGAAATAGCAGGGGAAGACCCTTGGCCGACCATTGGTGTGCCACAAACGCCATGTTTCTCCCTGCGCCATTCCTGACCCGGAAACCCCACAGGGAAGGTAAAACCCCAAAGGGGACGTGGGCGACCTCCAGGGATTCAGGTAGGTCGGTGTATGATCGAACCAACTCTTCAATGTGCTTGGCACCAAAGATGAGCGCGTCCACATTCTCCCAGGTCACAGCGCGAGGCTGTCTAACCCAGCACTCAATATCAATCGCCCGAATCACGAGGCGCGATCCCTCGAACTTGTACGTGCTTCCGACATTGGCATTATGGTCACACACATCAATGAGACACACATCGGCCCACTCATGCTTGGCTGGATCGTAGCCCATTGTGTACTCCACCTCGTGACCATTGGCCCTCCAAGCATCTAGGATAGGGCCAAGGAACTTTAGTCTCCAGTTACAGCAAGCATATAGTTTCATTTTAAGCACCTAAATAGAGGGCGGGGGCCGTGATCCCTTGTCATCCCCAGGAATTCCACCTCTCGGAAATGTTGCTCGAGTCTCGGTCGGAATGTTTCCTCTCTGTCTGGTACGTGGCCCTCCAAGTAGAACACATCCGCACACAGGTTCGCCATCCATTCGCTGTATCCAACCTGGCGGTCGACAGAAAGGGCAAACACAATGTCATATTGCTGATCTAGTGCGGGATGTTGCTCGTCAGGAAGATGTAAGCCCAAAAAATCTATGTTCCAGTAGCAGTTCCAGTTAGCTAGTTCTGCGGCGACACTGGTAACGTGGGGCAAGTCAATTCCTACCACGCGCCCTGCTTTCTGCCTGGTAGCCTCGTAACAGAACAGGCCTAGATTGCAACCAATATCCAGCACGGTCTTTCCCTCAAAGGAGAGCTTGTCCAGTTCCATCATCTCTGCACGGTGTTGGAAGTCGCGTTGGCCTCCAACATCAAAGACAGACTGGTAAGGCTCGGGACGCGATCCCCAAGCTGCATACTCGAACGCGCTGTCAATTAACTGTTGTACATAGCGCTGGGGGTGAGTGAAAGTCCAGGGCTGGAAATCAACCAGCTTGCCAGCCACCCAGTTCTTAGGGTTCATATCCCAGGAGGCTCTGACATGAGCGTGGCGCATGATCTCTTTGATGCACTCGGGTTTCCATTCACCCTCACCCGAGAGGTAGTCGGTAACCTGGGCATACTGATCATTCGCTCGGACTATGGCGTACACTCTGGGGGCCAAGTCGCGCATGGCAAAGATATTCTGTATTCTGGTACAGTCAATCAGGGGATTGGTGCCCCACTGCAGAGTGTCTAGTTTGAATACCTTGAGACACAGGGCGGGGCGGCCGTAACGCGAGAGGAGTTGCTGTTCTATTTGCTCGTTGTGAGCAATGAAAGTGTAGACACCCTGCTGTCGCTTGGTGACAGGCGCAAGGGTGCCGGGGAACTCAATGTGCTCTATTTTCGGTATGCCACTATGATCATATACGGTCCCTGTCTTATCTTCTCCCACAATATCCATTCCTCATCCAGTATTAGCCCTTGCAACTCCCCCTCCGTAAAATCGTGCTCGTGATGCGGGTTGGCATGTACCGTGGGAATGACTGGCGCACTAAGAATAATCAGGTTTCTCGTAGCGGCCTTCAACATCCCCACAAAATGCTCGGGTGGACAACCCAGATGCTCAATGGTCTCAAACGATACAGCGACGGTGCAGTCAGGAAGCTTGTCAATTTCGCACAAGTCCATTTGTACATACTCAATGTTCGTTCTGGGCCATTGCTTATGAGCAATCTTTAGAGCCTCAATGTCAATGTCAATTGCTGTGACCCCACTAGCGATACTGGCAAGAAATGCGCTGCCATATCCTGTCCCGCAGGCTACATCTAGCACGTTGTCATACTCGTTGACAAAGCCCTTTGCTAGATAATAGCGAAAGGTATGACCCAGCCACTGGCGGGACTGATATCCATACGCGACCGGGTTTATCCATCCTGGCATATTTCCCCCACAAAGTGGAACCGTGTTTTCTCGTCCCAAGGAAGCCCGCGTTCCTCCACTAGCTGCTTGAGGCCATTGCGTAATGCCCAGTTGTTACTGCGAATATCTTGAAAATGACCGTGTACCGACCAGGGGTGACCTCCTGCATAGTACACAGGTATTCCGGCAGTCTTCGCCTTGCCCTTGTCCCGTGGCTGTAGACTGACCCAGTAACCACGCTCGGCCAGAACATTCACCGCATCCTGACTGATCTGCCATCCGGGGGGCCTGAACCCCTTGACAAACACACCCATTGCCTCAGCTTTGTCCAAGCATTCGTGCATCTCTGCTTCTGTCCATTCCAGGCACTCGGTGTTCGGCGTGTGTGTCCAGCCATGTACTGCTATCTCCACCCAGTCCAACTCAGAAAGGGGGTACAGGTGCTTGGCAGTTGATGCTGAAGGCATGGCAAATAGTGTCACCTTGAGATCGGGGTGCTGTTCTTTAAGAGCAAAAAGTAACTCCTGGTTGGGAGCATCATCACATAGATCGTCCAGGTCAAAGATAGAATCATCCAAGTACTTGCGGATCGCCCAGCCCCAGTTCTTGCGGTCACCGGGGAACTCCTGAAACTCCACGGGAAAATGGTAGGAATGTATGTAAGTGAGAAACTGCTTGGCGTTGTAGTCAGAGGTGTAACTGTCGTCTCCCAGGTCATCTATCTTGTCCTCCAGGGAGAACAGGGGTCGCCACTTAACAATAATAACGCGGCGACGAGCTACGCGGACAGCCTCTGCAATAGACTCGCGGTAGCCAGGGACGTGCTCTAGCACATGCCGTAAGAGCACGGTGTCGAATGAACCATCCGGGAAGTCGAGTGACCGCGCATCCCCTAAGGTAAAGCACGCCTCTGGGAAAAGCTCCAGGCAGGCATCCACAAAGCTCTGGCAGTAGTCAATACCCTGATACTCCACATCCCTGTTGTGACGGACTAGGTTCTCGTACACGCAACCTGGGCCACACCCTATGTCCAACAGGCTTTCCCCATCGTTGATACAGGAAAGGGTCCAGATATGGCTTAGAGTATCCACACACTCGCCATAGCTCCGAATGTAGGTCTTATGATTGGATATGTTCTGATCCCACCAGGTATTAGTCACTGCACGTCTCCCAATTCACTCCCAGCCTCTCCCAACCAAAGTGGTTCACGGGCGGCCATACATCCCGGTGCCCATGCTCCGAGCCTTCCGGGTAGCCCCATGGGTCTTCCCCGAACTCCTCTTTGCCGAAGAGGTGTATGGCGCGGACATCCCTGGCATACCCAACCTTCCAGCCAGCCTTGCGTAGCTTTCCGCAGATGTATCGCTCCTCCCCATTCCGAGAGGGTCGTTTAACCTGCTTCCATCCTCCTACGGCGCGAACGGCCTCGGTGCGCATCAGTCGCAGCACTGCTCCCACATGCGCGCGCTCGACAATCACAGGAGCACTCTCGAACATCTTGCTGGCGGAATCCCCTATCATCACATGGGGGCGACAGGCTATAGCGGCGTAATTCTCTGTATGGTAATGTCGCAGGAATACTGTTTCCAGCGCCTCAAGCCAGTCATACGTAAGCTCAAGCACTGTATGGTCTAGCTCGTAGTAACGCATTGTTTGTGGTATCAGGTCGCCATCAGCAGACACATATAACTGTGTCCCCACATGCTCCAAAAGTACATTGTGGCCCCAGTGAACACCCGTATTCTCATTCAGCAGAATCAACTCATCTATGATCCCCTCGGCTTTCAGGGCTGTCAGCATCTCTGGCGTTCCGTCTTCCGAACCATTATCACACACAATCAGGCGATGATCCATGAGAGTGCGCTTACGAATCTCTCGCAGGGAAATCTCATGAATGCGCTTGCGATTGCAGGTTAGAACTGCTATATCTATCATCTTACCTCACATAGTGAGTATATAGGCAGGCATCTATCAAATGCACTCGGTAGTGCATTGTCAGCTTCCTAAAGTAGGCCCAGTCGTCACCCCACGGGTTGCCCACCAGTTTCTTGGCAGAGCCATAGCCAGTCTCGTAACCCAGCCACTCGTCCACACCATCAGCCACCTTATTGTGATTTGTCCAGGGGGGAAGGGGACCGATCTTCTCGTAGCACTCACGGTGGTGTACGAACATTCCAGTCCCAATCTTCCCAGAAGGGAAGTGGGAGTGGACACCATTCGTGTCTACCGGAGGCATCCAAGCCTTACGAAGCTTTGTCCAGCGCGGGACTGTATGTGTGCCGTTTTCTTTGTGAATCCCATGCACAACCGCGCCCAACACCCACAGTCGCACATCTGGCTCTTGCTCAATGTTATGAGCCAAAGTAGCTAGATACATTGGGTCATAAGCGTCATCCGAATCTAGCCAACAGAACCATTCGCCTTGTGCTGCCTCCATTCCGGCATTTCTGGCGAAGATGCGACCCTGATGCTCTATCCCAAATGGCTTAAATCGCTCATCAAACCGCTCAAACCATAGAAGAAGTTCCGCTGTGTCATCGGTAGACCCATCATCTACCACAACACACTCGAAATTCCTAAAGGTCTGATCCTGGATGGATTTCAGGCAGCGGTCAAGCTTCCCGCCCTCCATCCGGTTGTAAGTAGGAATGATAATGCTAAACTTGGGTTTCGCGTTGGACTCGGAAGTCATCACTTAGCCTCACAGCTTTGTCTCGACACGTAGGGCAAACCAGCACAGTGCGTTTGATAAGGCTGAGTGCATCACCTCGATAGCGAAGCACCCGCACTGGCACAGCCGTTTCCTTTTCCAGTAGCCTATGACATCCTAAGCATTGTAGAAAGGTGTCCATTTATCCCTCCCAGGTATGGAACAGCGGTTCAATAAACTTTTTGAACACATAGTCTGGATTGCGCTCCTGTCGAATCCTGCGCTGTTGAGCCAGTACTATGTTGTGCTGTAGCTCATAAGCAACCCGGAGAGCAATCGAGTGGAAATAGTCATCCACATCCTCGTACTCTGTTGTGGTCGTGCCGTCATTGCCAGTGAGTGCGTCAATGTTGGATGAGAACTGGTAATAGGCTGCATCCGGGCCGTAGATGGAGCGCATTGGTGGGAAGTCCCGATTGAGAATAAGCATTGCCCCACACAGAGCAGCCTCTTGGGCAATAAGACTGTACGTTTCAGAGCGACTGGGCATTACAAACACGTTGCACAGAAGCATCAGATCGCGGATAACCTCACGGGGCGATCTAGTCTTTAGGCTGTCATCGAACTGTGACAGGAATGTCATCTCATTGTCATCTAGGCCCAAGTCTATCGCTAGACTGGCGAGGTGTTCACGGTAGTTGACCTTATCCCCACCAGTGCTATGAAAATCGGCACAGATAACCCGCACGCTTCGACCAAGCTTCTTGAGCGCAGCCCCTGTGCGGATCACGTACTCAACCTGTTTACCCCTATCTAGCCTCACTGGATACAAAAGGATTGCGTCAGCTTCGAGCAACCGCTTCTCATACACCAGTTTCTTTGTGATGTCCTGGAAGCCAAGATAGCCACACACATCGGTGGAGTGGGGTACGACAGCTACCGTATCTATCTCACAGCGGAAGTTTCTGGCAACGCGGGGAACATCAAAGGCATTAGGGAAAATAATATTGGTGCGCTCTGGGTGAATCTGTACAGGGGCCAGTTTGGGATTCACTGCCCACATGGGGCTAGGGGAAGCGGAGTGTATCCAGTGAAGCCAGCCCACATCTGGATGCTCCCTTGCATAATCGTGCGCAGCAAAGTTGTGACACATAAGGGCTGCCTGATAGATCAGGTCGTGGGTAATAACAACGTCCAGGCCATTGAGAGCAGCATTAAAGCTCTCGCGCAACTTGGTTACATTGTCCTCCCAGCCCTCATAGAACTCAATCTTGTTTGACTTGCGCACAGAAGGAATGTGACGTAGCTCAACATCACACCACACACGCTCTGGCGAGAATCCCTCTTCCACAATTGCCACAGGCTCATAGCCCGCTCGTAGCAACATCCCCAATTGCTCTTCCGCCACAATCGTTAGAGAATATGTGGGGTCTGGGGATGCAAAGTCGGTCAGAATGCCGATTCTTTTCATCCTGCTCCTTTTTAATTGGTTATGATCTGAGAATTGCTATGATTGTCCTTGCCCCACCCTGTGTCACAGGCGTGCCTGCGGTACCAGAGCGAATCTTCATATACTGGAACGCGCCTAGCGCATCCATGTCAGATGTAGTCAGGCCAATCGAGCGCGAAGCTCCTGCGGTCACGTTTAGCTCAGTGCCTGCTCCATCATACACATTGGCAAATGTGCCGCTTGACTTGTCTGCCGCCTGGAATGTCAGGTTGGCTGAAGTCCACGCTGCTGGCATGATAATCCCGGCCAGTGGCAAGCCATCAGTATTTAGTTCTGCTGACAAGCTGGCACCCTGCGCAATCACCACACTCTTTGCCTGATAACGTCGTCTAATTCTTTGGTCACTCATTTACTAGCTCTCCTGGTAGTATTCTAACACGATGGAGATATCCTTTGCGGACCCGGCCTTATTTGTCACCCTGGCTAAATAGTCGGTGGACTTGGCAAGTATCCACTCTGCGCCAGAGCGGGCATCTCCCCCAACGGCCTGATTCTTCTGGCCGCCTGGTATAAACCCAGCAGCCAACTGTGTTCCAGCACTACTAACGGTGGGAGTGTGACGCACATCGGCATCAGATGCATCGGTTCCATCCTCTCGATTCATATTCCTGGGGGTAATTGCTGTGCCTATGGCAGATGTTGTGGTCCCTGAGTAAAGATAGAAATAAGCATCCCCACCAGCAACCACGGCTATAGCGGAGTGCAGTTCCTTATTTGCCCCAACCTTAATCAACATATCCGCATTTGCATCATCCCCAATCGTTGTGTACAGATGCGAGGCATGGTACATCCCGGCCTCATGCACCTCTGCATGTGCAACAAGAATGCCCTCACCTGCACCAACCTTACTGTCAACGCCCTGATTTGTAGTACCGTCCCAACTTATTGTTTTATCCGCCTTGCTTCCCATTACTCTTTCCTCTGATAGTTCTTCTCCCAAGCTTTGTACTGGCGGAAATGAGCCTGTGTTATCACGGAATTACCTATATGACCACACTGCACATTAAGATCACAATACACTTTGAAACCAGCCTCCCCGGCCTTGCGGCAAAATACTACATCTTCGCCAGTTGCCGGGTTTGGCCCCAAGTAACGAGGCACCTTTATTGCCTCTACAACCTTGCGTTCAATAAGAACACAACCAAACCCCATGGAGTCGCATTCCATCAAGCTGTTCTGGAACTGCATCACGGCAGGCTCGAGAACGATGGGAACTTCATATTCCTCAAACCAATCCAGAACCTCCTGGCTCATGGACATTGTGCCGCCATCCTCGGTGGCCTCATAAACCAGGGCAAACGGTGACTTGCGCCTCCCGAAATATAGCGAACCGACCATTGGCAACTTGTGCTGGTATAGGGTGTAGATAGCCCCTGGCGGAAGCACCATATCGCTGTCAATAAAACAGAGGTGTGTAGCGTCCTCAATCTTCAGGAACTCCTTCGTCATCTGTTCCCGACCCTCGTGAATGTAGGTTGGCTGTATCGCCCCCACGGTCCACGATACATTTTGGCGGGACAGATAAGTAAGAGCAGCATCAAGCGAATCAACATACTCCCACATACCGAATCGCTCTCGTAGTGTCACAACAACGATCTTGTCCTTCCGGGCAGGGTTTCCCTGTTTCCTCATCTTTTTCTTCCGCTTTTTCAATGTACTAGCTCCTATTATAAGGGTTGGGGTGATCCAATGGCAAGGTTATCCCGATACCACTTCACTGTTCCCATTAAACCCTCTCGGAGGGCAAAGGAGGGACACCAGCCGCCCGTTACCTTCATCATCTTTGTGATGTCGTTCTTCCGGCGCGGGTAGCCCTCTGGTTTACCGGTATCATAGTAAGCTGTCTTGCCCTCCGCTCCCATCACATCCCAAACTGTATGAAGGAGTCTTCTGATAGAGACATCCTGCCCTGTCCCGATGTTTACAGGATCGGCTTCTGGATAGTGCTCTAGCACCTTCATTGCCCCAATCGCGGCATCCGTGCTGTAAAGAAACTCACGCCGCTGATTTCCCGACCCAAAGACATGCACGGTGTCATTCTCGTCTGTTTTGCGGATGAGCGCGGGGATGACGTGAGATGTCTCGTGGTCAAAGTAGTCAGATGGCCCATAACAGTTAGCAAAGCGCGTGATCCCCACCTTTATAGGGTGCTTCTCTGCAGCCCACTGAGCATACCGCTCACCCATCCTTTTGGCCCATCCATAGCCAGCGTTGGTCGGTTCTGGCTCCCCTCTATGTCCCTCTTCCTCTGGGACAGGATACATCATATCATGGGGATACACACACACCGTACTGGCCTGCAAGAATAGTGGCACCTTGGCTAGTATGGCATAGTGCAAGGGGGTAGTCTGTAGAAGCATATTCTGGCGAAACATCTCGTCATGGTTCTTTCGGTTGAAGTGCATGCCAGTGACCCTGGCGGCCAGATTAAACACAGCATCCTTTCCTGCATAATCAAAGGGTGTCTTGCAAGCATCCTGGTCAACAACACCACAGGGAAGGTCCTCTAGATTCTCCCTTCTGCCCCGGCTGAAGTTATCCAGCACGGTAACTTCTGCGTTCTCCTCACACAACAGCCTCACAAGCTGGTGGCCGATCATCCCGGCCCCGCCCGTAACTAACACTTTCTTTCCTTCCCAGAAACTCATATTATCCTCCCGGATCAGCTTGATACAATGCTTGAATGACCATATCCTGTTCTTCTTCTGTAAGCTGCGGGAACATTGGCAGCGAAAGCACCGTCCCGGCCGCCTCCCATGTCCAGTCTAAACACTGCTCAATTGGCTCTGCCATAGACCAAAACGCTGGGTGCGTTGCAACTGGCGGATAGTAATGCACGCCACAATGAATGCCCCTTTCCCTCAATATGCGCCTGACATTATCCCGGTCGCTGGTAGCAATCACGTACATATTGTAGGAGTGCAGGCCTCCTGGCGGGTCACTCGGTAACCCGTAGGAGGTATCCAGTAGATAATTTCGATATGTCCTGGCAATGATTCGGCGGCGGTGTAGGTCATACTTGATATTACTTAGCTTAACTCGCAGAATGGCAGCCTGGAGGGAATCCAGGCGTGAGTTGATTCCCCTATCATGACAAATCTGCTGGTAGGAGCGTGACCCCAGCGCTTCCCATCCATATTGCCGAAGCTCTATGGCCCTCTCAGCAAGCAAGAGATCGCTGGTCACTACAGCACCACCATCTCCCAAGGCACCCAGGTTCTTGGTGGGGTAGAAAGAGAATGCCGCCATGTCTCCCCAGGACCCTGCGGGTGACCCGAACCAAGCGGAGCCTACGGCCTGTGCGCAGTCCTCGATAATCTTAATGCCATGCTTTGTGCCCACCCGGATCATCCGGGACATATCAACCGGACATCCATACAAATGAACTGGGATGATAGCCCTGGTCTGGGGCGTGATTGCTTCTTCTATTCGGTCTATGTCAATGAGACAGGTCGCAGTGATGTCGACAAACACTGGCGTTGCCCCCACCTGCTTGACAGCCGAGACTGTAGGCGGAGCAGTATGGCCCGGAACAATTACCTCATCCCCTGGCCCTACGTCACATGCCATGAGGCAAATGGCAAGTGCGTCAGTCCCAGAATTAACGCCAATAGCATAGCCCGCTGAGCAAAAATCTGCGAATTCCTCTTCGAATCTCTCAACAGACTCGCCCAGTATGTACTGCCCAGCCTCAAGCTCTGCAAGAATTGCATCGCCTATTGCATACCTATGTTCCAGGTAGCTTCGTTTCGGATCGGCGTAAGCCAACATCTCCCCACCCCCAGTCAGAAGTCATCTCTAAACGATGCTCGTCCTCTGGATCATAAACTTTGTCACACAAAACAACTAGCGTTGCAGACCCGAATCCATCCGGTGTTCTCACGGAGTGTAGCTCGCCGGGGAGCACAGTGATGGCCCATGGTAACTGTGCATCGAGCCTGTACCGGATCAGTGCGCCCAATCCCTTGTTGGGATATGTGGCGACCAATATCTCAGAGACACCCTTCACCGGGATAAAGGTCTCTGTCTTGTGCTTATGAAAGTGCCACACCTTGGCATCCCTCGCCTGTCTGACCTTGGTGGTGACACAGTACGCCATAGCAACATCGTGTTCGGCCGTTCGGAATAGCTCAAACAGGTTACCCCTCTTGTCCGCGTGTAAGGTTATCTCCCGCTCCCGCTGCATGTATCTTCTCCCCAATTGCTTGTAGCAATTCTGCATATGGCGTATACAAATACTCATGCACTATCGGATTAAGCTGATATGTGGCCCACTGGCTTTGTAAGAATCTGTGAAAATGGTAGATCAACACCTGGTCCGTGTTCACAAACATCTTGCTGCCTGCAACAGTATAAATATACTGCTCCTGGTTCCAGGGGGCCAGATTCACCCCCAGATGCTGGATAATGTGCGCGCCATAATCTTGGGGCCAGGTATCCAGATACATTTGGTCGCCAAACTTGCCATCCTCGTTTCGGTAATAGCACCACTCAATACACTGGTCACTCCAAGTCTTTGCACACTCGCGGCCTACCGGGTCATTCTTAAAGTAAACTACCCCAACATTGAAGGTCCCATTGATCGCCTTATGCTTCAGCGCTGGAGGGAACCTGTGCGGAGTGATTGCCACACTCGCGCCTCCAATCTCTTGGTAGAGCGGGGCGAGGTCCCCGAACAGAAAACAGTCAGCGTCAACATAGGTGATATGAGGCGCGCCCAGCCCGGATAGACAGACATTAGACCACACTGAAGCTAGGGTCCACATGAACTCGGTGTGGGTCCTGCCCTCGTGGGCTTCCTTTAGTCCCTCTACATTCAGATGAAACAACGGCATAACAATTACATTCTCGGCCGGATTGTTCTGGAACCACGCCGCAGTCAGGTCGTCACAAGCCAGTACATACAGCCGATATGATTTGAGATGGTGTTGGAGCGAGGAGATGAATGCAACTCCTCTGTCTAGATAGTGTGAATCAAACAGCGTTGCTAAATGTATCATCTCGTCCATTGGCATCTCCTGCATATGTCCAGTATGCCTCTATGTCCTTGGCTAAGAGCCTGGTAAATTCCATTGGCTTTATCACCCAATAGCACCTCGGCCAATCTGTCGGCAGGCCCTAGTGTATGCTTGCGCGCGTGGTCCATACAACATAGACCTACCTGCCGATCACAAGTAATGATGACTTGGTTCAGCGGGGCAAGACAGGGAAGGTCCAGGTCCACATATAGTCCATCGTAGATACCCAGGCGCGAGTCTAGCCCCACGTTCATTGTAGAGACATCTCCATTTCTCACCCACGGCACTATGCGATCTCTCACCTCTGGCTTATAGGGCGTAACAAGTACCTTGGCCCCGTAGTCCTGCAATTCTCTCAGCATTACCTCGGTTAGCCGCCCTCCATTAGTTACAACATACGGGTCAGCGAAAGGACATGCCTCAATCGCAAAATTTAACAGGTAGAATAGCCGGGGGTCTTCCAAAGGCTCATTGTACAGATGGAAAGCCAGTTCGCCTGAATACTCATACCGACCAAGAGTCTCGATAACAGTCTCGGCAGTTGAAACTGGCAGAGTAATTGGTTCCTTTACATAGTGTGCCGGACAGCGAGGGTGCAAAGGAGCATAACTGCACTGATTGGATAGCTCAATAGCAACACTACGAGTGTGTTCGAACGGGTTTGTGCTGGTAATATGATCCATTTTCGCTTATGGGCATAACTACAATGCCATACTCCTCTTTAATGTACTCAATAGCCACGCTGACAGGTGCCACTCCGTCGACACTCCACTTTACGTCGTCAAAGAAAATAATACCGTTATCTTTGATGCAATGAAGGGCACTCCTAAAGTCCTCGATGACAGCCACCGTGCTGTGGTCTGCATCAATATAGATAAAGTCGAACAGCATGCCATCGCGTGCGAACAACGCCAGGGCCTCGGTCGTCAGCATTCTGTACGGAACGATCTTGTCCTGAAAGCCCTTGATGTTGTGCAAGAAAATCTCGTACAATTCATCTGTTCTGTACTTGTCTTTCAGACCCTCGAAGCGCTCTTTTGAGGGATTGCTGTCCTCCCACTTGCCCACATCCCAGGTGTCCACGCAGGATACCTGACTGCCCTTCCCGGTCAGAATGTTTTCCACAAGCCAGATCGCGCTCCGTCCCTTCCAAGAACCAAGCTCTAAGAACTCCACGCCAGGTTCCCCCACGAACCTGTCCAGAAGAAATGTGAACGGTCGCATATGGTTAAACCAATTCTCTTCCGGCAAACCTAAATCAAGCTCGGTCATCTTCCCTCCATATCACGTATGTGCCAATGTCGCCCCTGCCCCACCTGACTCGTAGGCAGTGTGTGAATCCGAACTCCGCAAAGAGATTTACAAACGTTCCTTGATTGTATGTGACAGAATAGGTTAGCTTCTTTTCATAACTAGGGCGCAATTCCACATATGTGGGACATGCAGAAGCTTTCACTCGATGCCAGATAATAGTTCCCTCGGCCCGCGATGCAATATGGTTCATATATGCCATATGCTCATTTGTAACGTCAGCCACAGAAGAGGCTAGCACTGTATCAAATCCAGTGAAATCAAAGTCAAATAGATCGGTGGCGAGAAATGTGCCATTATTTCCGAACTCTGCCTGCGCAAGCTCTATCATTGATTCCGAGAAGTCAATGCCAGTGTACTCCACTTCCGGGTAGAACCTCCGCAATAGTTCTGAGTAATGGCCTACGCCACAGCCCACATCCAGTAGCTTGCGAGGCATTAAGTCTGTCTCGTGCATCTCTTGCATGGTCTCAAGAAAGAACCTGAATGGGGCCACATCCAGCGGGTTCACAAGTTCCTTTCTCACGAGGCCTAGTTGCGCCTGTGCAACCTCGGGAGCTTGCCAGGCTTGGACTATGTGGTCATGGCGCATTTTGTAGCCTTTATCACTATCGCGGGATAGTCATGGAAGTTGCGCTGCGGCTCAATGTCAGTGAAGCCAGCCTCCTCAAGCATTCTAGTCAGCTTGGCTAGCGAGTATCCATCATAGTGATGAGCGTAATCATCCTTGTGGCTCCCGTAGATTTGACGCAAGCACCAATCCTTTTCTTCCTCGGTTTCTGCCATCAAGTACATTCGTGCAACTTCTGGAAAATCGGGTACGGAGAGCAAGAGGTGCCCACCATGCTTTAGGGTGAGATACCAGGTTTCCAGTGCTATCTTCGCATCCTCTGGCACAAAGTGCTCAAGCGCCTGGATTGCCACTATCTCTGTTGCCTCCTGAGAACTGTAGCCAAATGACATAAAAGTGTCAAGATGAACAATGTCATCACGGAAATCTACGACCACCTCTCTTGTAGGAGCAGCCTTGATTGCCTCCTTCACTGGTAACTTGTAGTAATTGTCGAGCGTTGTACAGTTTACTTCGACAAGATCGGGGCGGTCGACCGCCAAATGTCCAATAATGTCTACATTGCAGTACCCATCCAGATAAACTGTTCCACAACCTAAGTGTAATTTCATGTGTGTTTCTCCAACTCGCGGTCCAGTCGCTCCTGTAGCGAGTCTATCGCTAGACTGATGACCTCGGGATGCTCCCCTTTGAATGGCTCGGTCCTGCTATGCATTCTGTTCACAGGCCATAGCTCGTGGACTCCATCGTACTGTTCCTCGACTTCTTCCCTCTTTCCCAGAACCCAGGGAAGGTAAACCCGGTTAAAGTAGTCCGGGATAGTCCGCTGTGGCGATCTCTGGAAGTAGTATTCAGTCTTTGTCTTGACCTGAGATGGGAAAACATAACTGTAATGATAGATTCTCAGGTCATACTGAAGCAGGGTCTGACCGCCCAGGGTGCTTGGTTTATCGCCGTCTGGCAGGAGAATTGTTGGAGGGCGATGTGTCAACCACTTGGCCCCTGGGTAATACCGTTGCACCCTGCGCCAAATGGCCTTTTCCTCATGTCCGGTCATGTAGTAATCAAAGCCCCCATAGAATGAGTAGGGCTTAAACTCTACGCTGTCATATCCATATTCATCTATCTGTTGAACGATAAATTCTAGGTCATCCGGCTTATACACTTCGTCAGAGTCGACCATCCACAGGTGCGTGGTGTCATCAGGGACCAGATGCATAGCAGCATTCATCATATAGTCTTTCTCGATGAATGCACCGCTCACTACCCCTAGTATCCCATGCCCATAGTTCCGGTATTCCTCTAGAATTTCCAGGGTTCTGTCAGTGCTACCAGTAAAACCGCGACTGCGCCAGTAGTCCACTGGCCCCTCAGTAACGACCAGGGGGCCAAAGGGAAGAATGGACTGCAAGACCTGCTCGAGAACATGATCCCCGTTGAACACTATCATTTGGAAAGTTATCTTGGGCATAGTCTTATGAGATGAACGGCAGGTCTCCGCTCTCGTACTGTTTCTCTGTCAGTAGTGGGTACTCGGGGCAAGGGAACCAGTCACGCCCCCAGCGCGCGTATAGCTGCTCGTTATCTTTGTTTATCTGGTACCTTGCACGAAGAGTATCATGGTGGCGGAGATGGTCCACCACACAATTATTACTTCCCACCACCCTGAAGCCTCGGGCCTGGATTGAAAGGCTCAACTCGGGGTCACCAGAGTAGGTGTGCGCGCGTGTGCCCCACCATCCCACGTGGTTCCCCAGCCATCTCCTGGTCATGCCAAAGTTTGCATAGGGACGGTGGGAGACCAGTTGCAACTTATATTCTTGTCCCGGATCACGGAACGGGAAGGCTAACTGCCCGACGTTCCAGGAATCCTCATTTTCAAGAAACTCCCAGGCATCGTAGATACAGTCACCCACAACCTCGCAATCATCATTGAGGTGGACCACGTATCGGCCCCTAGCGTGTGCGAATCCAGTGTTGAATGCGCGAATGGCCCCAACCAATTCCTTTTGCGCGATCAGAACCACATCGGGCTGTGCAAGACACCAGCGCTGCGTGCCATCATCTGAGCCTCCGTCGACAACAACGATCTCATAGCTGAGCCATTTGGTAGAACGGCGGGCACTCTTGATACACTTCTTTAGAAGCCGAAGCCTATTCCACGTGGCTACAACAACTGAAACCTCAAGGGTGCCAAACAATCTTCGCCAACGCGCCTTTATCCCGAGCATAGTTCCCTAGCCCTTTCCAGGTCCTTCCTGGTGTTCACATTTATCCATCCGGTTTTGATAATGTCTACAGGCATCCTTGCCTGCCACAAGTACTCAACCCGGTCCTCGCAACGGTCCCGGCAATCATCTATTGTGTCCTGGTTGGGCTTGAGAGCATAGAGCACTATCCACTCCCAAGGATCAAGGATAGCCCACTTGAGGCCACGTGGAACGCGGTCGATATGACCAGGAATCACGGTGTCGGCCGCAATTATCAGGGACTGGTCAGCCTCCCGTGAAGCCTCTAGTCCGGCTGCAACCGAGTGGCCGATGGATAGTCCTGGGTCCATCTTTACCACCTGCCCGAATTCTGCGGCCTCTGCTATATGGGAACCGTCCCAAGTTGCCCCGACCACAGTTACAATGGGCATATTAAGCTGGCGTGCAAGACGGCCGAGGATTGTTTGTCCGTTTAGCCGCTGCAAGCATTTAGGTGCCTCATCCTCGCCAAAGCGGGTTTGCAGGCCCGCTGCCAGGACAACGGCACTAGAAGATATACCGATCCTCATATCTATAACCCCACTTTTCGAAAATCTCGGCGTCCTGAAGGTATACACGATCAACCATCCAGGGTGCATAAAGTTCGTCTCGCATATACTGCTCGATACTCTCTATCCAGGGCCGGGTACCCCACTGCCTGTATGCATCTGGGAACCAGCTAAGCACCTCCACCTTAGTCACCAGGCCCGGTGCTATCTCCGGCAAGATGTTTGACAGGTCCTCTGCCAGGGATTCAAACTGCCCTACATGCTCTATGCCGGGCTTTGTAAAATTATCCCAGTAATTTGCCATACACACACCCTTGCCATTGTAACCAACCAGCCAGCTACCAAAGTCCCCGCGCCATCGCTGTAGTTTTAATTCATGAATCCAGAACGAGATATACCAGTCAAATGGATTGCGGACAAAGGAAAAAGCAGGAGCATCAGAGTACTTGCGCGCATCTGTCAGCCAGCGGTGTGCCTGACTGTCAATCCAGGCGACCTTTCCCGCCATATGCGTGTGAAGGGCATAGCGAATCATGCCCTCCCCAGTATCGCCCATTCCTATGTGGATGAACTCTTTACATATCATTGGTCGCTTTCAGCATTAGGGTCTGTGGCCGGATTAACGTCCTCTGCTAGCTGCTTGCCAAGCAGAAGAATCTGATCGAGGGCTGCAACAGCGCCCTTGTGCTGGTTCAATTCACCTATCAGGTCCTCTATCTGATCCTCTATCTGGTCTTTCCTTGCCAGGTGTTGCTGTCTCATTTGGACCAAGTGATTTCCGGTTAACTGTGTCATTTTTCTCTCTCCCTTAGATAATTTGTCCATTCTGCTATTGATTGTTCTTTTATAGCTTCCCAGTCCTTTTCCTCAACTGCTCTTGTCGTCAGATGCCCGCACCTCACAGAAAAGTCACACCAAATTTTCTCGTTGGTTTCATCTCTTATCTTGAGACAAAGCCTTACATCGCTGCCAACAAGAGGCTCGTCCATAAACGGCCCTAGTTGAGAGTAGGGTGGCTCAAGTTGCTCCAAAACGCTTTTGTGAATCAGCAGGCAGCCATGTCCGGTTGCCCCCACAGGATATACCCCGCCGTCTGGATAGTCAAACCAGCGAGACATTGGAAATCGTCCCACTGGCTCTTCTTCCCGGAACACTATAGGCCAGGTCCGGTCTCCACGAGAGAAGTACAATCCACTAATGACCTTTTTGCCACTATTCAGTAGCTTTGGAAGAGCATCCTGAGGTATAAGCATATCACAGTCAACAATAAAAAGCCATTCATACTCGGGCATCTCAAGGAACTGCCTAATCAAGACCTCTCGAGCATACTCCGAGCGCATTCCAATCTTAGTGAGAAGCATGCTGATGTGTGGCAGACCCATAAGGGGAACCAGCGTCTCGACCACAAACTTTGCGTGGATCAATTCCGGGAAAATAACAAGTAGTGCTACCGAAGGTACTGTCATAGTCACCCCTGAACGGGGCGTAAGCCCCTCTGGAAAGGCGGGTTTCCCGCCCTGTAAAAAGATAACCGTAGACCATTCTCAGAATAGCCTACGGTTCTTTCTGCTGGATAATTCGGCATGGCTCTGTCTCCATACCGCTAATAGCGGTAAGTCTATTGTACAGTGTGATACACTGGTTGTCAACTATACAGTGGAAGTTGTTGCGATTGCGACGTACTTGTAGCTACCACTGCCAACGTGACATGCCAGGAACCACTTGTCGTTGGTACCCTTCAGAATACGAACAGCACCAGTGTCCGGCGTGCCGCCAACTGCTACGGCGTTCAGATAACCAATGTCGCACCAGCCACCCGCATCAAGCGCTAGTGTACTAGTGTTCTTGGCAGAAATCTCTAGCTCGGCATTAGTCATAATCATCTTGTCTAGACTCATGTCAAACAGGATTGACGAGCCAGTTGTGTGAGTATAGATAGTGATATCGCGGGTGCTGGTATCAGCGTTGTAGCCGAACTTCACAGGACCACGGAATACCTCGGTCATTTGCCACTTTCTTGTCATTTCTTTCTCCTTAAAGACTGCGGGGCGCTAGATGCGCCCCACATAGGCGCGGAAACAGACCTCCGCGTAAGGTCGGTGCAGACTATAGACCTCTGCACAGGGTCGATATTCAGAGACGGAAAACCCGCTCTTTGTTATTCGCTCTCGGCGTGTCGTGAATTGCCGTGCTGTTCGAGGTGGCCGGGAAGAACAAACCTAGCGCCACACTCGCTACACTGGAATAGGTCGCCCTCTTTGATTCCACTTGCTTCAAGAAGACGAGCTAGCTCGTTGCGCAGTAGCCCCGCATCATTCTTGAGACCTTTCATCTCAAAGACCTGTCCACGGTCTAGCTGCTTCCCGCCATACACGTAATCACGCTCGGCGTATGCTAATGTACTCATTTTGATCTCCTTTCGAGACTAGGGGGCGGGTGTTACCCCGCCCTTTTCTCAGAACAAGAGTTGCTTGCTAGACTAGTCTACGATATCGCTGAAGAAAACGCCTGCGTTTGCCACAGTCGCCTTCTGGTCGAAGTACGAGCGAACCTCAACATAGTCACCTAGACGCTCAGTGTCGCGGTACTTGCGAATCCACTGTGGGCCACGGCCTGCGTTGCCAGAAGTCTGCCACACGAAAGTGTAGCCTGCTGCTGGGTTCATTAGGGATGGGCGCTGAGGAACGTACAGAAGAAGTGCGTCGTCATCCCAGTTCGCGGAGTAGGTCACGCTACCTTCAGCAAGACCTTCCTCGTCAGCGGTGTAGAATGAGGTGCCTACCAAAACCTTGTCCACGCCGAATAGGGTTGCCAGCAAGTCCTTGTTGGCAATACCAGTCTGAGTGTACTTGATCCTGTCCAAAACGTCTGGGTGGTCAAGTAGCTTGTCGAAGGTTAGGTCGCCCAAAACTAGAGTGTTGGGGGTACGGGCGATCATTCTACGGGAAGTGCGCTTGTAGGTACGAAGGTCCACGATAGGATCGGATGCACCAAAGTCTGACCACTTGGTCACTGTGGTTGTTCCGGTCACATCGGTTGTCCATACACCAGTCTTCCAGAAGTCGGCAACGAAAGCCCTCTCGCGCCTCATCTGTAGCTTGTCGGTTACGAACTCAGTCGCATCGCGGTCAATCTCGAAAGGACTGTCCTGGTTGATGCGCTGGTCATCGGAAACAAAGTACCTGAGACCGAAGCGGTCGCAGTAGTATGTCGCCGTGGTTGTAACCTTGAAACCGCTGGATGGTGCAATCCCGGTCTCAGCGATTCGGTCTGCTTCATCCCTGAACCAGTGTGACTGGTCATACTCGGGGATGATGTCAGTTTGCTTGCTCACTAGAACAAGCGGGAAAATCTCATCAGCGATGTACGTTTCGTTGATGTAAGCCAATGAAAGATTGGTCAACATCTTATTTACGTGAAGATCGCTGGCTGCTGGCATAATTACGGCCATTTTTCATTACCTCCCTTATTATGTAGCTAGGTATGAGCAACCGAAGAATACGATCTCTGCAATATCGCCTGCAGAGCCGCATCCGTAGGTGCATACACCAAGCCAGCGTTCTCCGGCATCGGAGCCGGGAACAACAACTGCCGCCTGACCATCTGTGCTAACACCAACTGGGTCATTAGCGCTCAGGGCCTCGTCTGCAGAAACCTTCGAGTGGCCGAAAATCCTAACTAGGGCTTCCTGACCAGTTGTGGGCTTGTTCTGCAGAATACCGATGGCATTATCTGTCGTACCATCGCAGGCATCAACTTGACCATTGCCGGAAATCTCAACAAAGTAGTACTGCTTACTCGATAGATCATTCTCGGCCTTGAAACTTACGTCCTGTCCATCATACTGTTTCGCCATTACTCAACCTCCTGCATCTGACGCATGGCCTTGGTAGTAGCCTTGTCGTATTCTGCGTAAAGCTCTGGCTCCTGTACAGCTACAACCTCGATTGCATCTGCATAGCTCTTGCCTGACTCTTCCGCGTGCTTGCGGACTGCAGCATCGAACCTGCTGGTTGCATCGTTGTTTGTGCTATCACTACCAACCTCGCTCAAAGCTCCAACCTCTGCGGCATTACCCATCGCCTTCATAATCGCCAACAAGTCCTTGTACTCTGCCTCGCCAACCTTGTCGGCAAATTCGAGCATCAAAGGAGCAACCTTCTCGACCTCGACAGGTAGTGTCTCGATCTCAGAAAGCTCGTCGGAGAACTGGCGGAGTCTTTCCGCGTGCTCTGCCTCGGCCAACTTTGCAGTGTGGGTCTCAAGCTGTGCTTGGGCCTCAGCTAGCTGCTCGGATAGAGTGGTAATCTCAGTTACCTTGTCCTCTAGCTCTGCGGCCTGCTCATCGACCTTGGCTTCTAGTTCCTTACTCATTTCTTCGTCCTCCTCTTCGTCCTCGGTAGGTTCTTTTTCTACCACTGGTGTTGCTTCTGGCTCTACTACTGGCTCAACTACTGGTTCCGGTTCCACTATTGGTTCCGCCTCCGGTTCCGGTGCTGGCTCAGGCTCCGCTGTTACTGCGGTAGCTAGCTCATCGAACTTGACCTTCAATTCAGCAAGCCCAAATGCAATAGGAGCTACGAAAGCCTTTAGCTGTTCGCTAAAATCCAAACTCATAGTTTCCTCCTCTGCTGGGTCGTCTTCGACAACCCATTCTCCATCGGAAAACACGGCTGCTTGCCTTCCCAGGCGAGGCCTTGGAGTCAGGGCCACACCTACAGCCACATTGTTGTGTGTCTTGCCGTCTAGAGCCTGATACTGCCTGAACTGAATCTCGGGGCTTGCATACTTATAGCCCTTGCTCTTGATCTCTTCGGCTTTCTCATCTCTAAACTCTGGCTTCCACTCAACATTCCCGGTATCTCCCACTCTCAGGTCACCAACATATCCAAACACACCGTGTTCGTCTTTGTGAAGCATGTTGATGGGGAGATCGTAGTCAGGCACCTTCTTCTTGAAGTTTGATACTAGCTCACTCGCATCGGTCTTTGTAAATTTGATGCGCTTGCCTCGGTGCCAGACCGTACCCACCGGGAAAAACAGCCTCCAGTCAGTATCAGTTGCGTCAAACGGAATAAAGTATCTCATTTCACTCATCTTAATCCATTCGCCCTCCCCGTTTTTGCGCCAGTCTTTGGCTATTTGGAACGCCTTGCTTCATCATCTTACTGGCGCATTTAGGTAACAAAAAAAGCAGCAAGTGCAAAAAATCGCACCTGCTGCTCGAATCAGATACGCGACTAACTAAAAACTAGCTTCCCAGAACTTTACTTCCCCCGTTATTGTATAGTATATGGAAAAAAGTAACACAGCGCAAGGTTAAATCCAACTTTCCTTTGGGTTATTCTAGCTCTATCATTCCCATTAGTAGAGCGTCATCATTCATATTTTCTTGCAGTATTGGTATCGGATTTACCCATTCTATGTCTTCTGCAAGCCAGACATTCCAGTCAAAGGGAACCAACGCAGCATCAAAGTGAAGGTGATCTTCCCCTGGATCGCTCGTGTAGTTCCCGATAACCCCAAGGCGTTCGCCGCGCGCCACTAACTGTCCCTTTATCAGGTGTGCAATGCTAGCCGGGTCCAGGTGGGCATAACGAAGAAAAACACACCCGCCATCAAGCAGGGCATGCTTTACAACTACCACGCCAAGCCATCCCGTGCTGGACCCCATGCTGTGTACGGTGCCATCTGACACTGCATAGACTGGCTCACCGCGCTCCACCTCATGCCAGGGAGATGCATCAAGGCTCAGGTCAATGCCTGAATGGCCCCCTCCATACCAGGCCGTCTGGGTCCAGAGCGTTGCCCATGGATCGTGCCAAGTGGTACAGAACCACTCAGAAGTCGGATGTTCGACTGTGCCTAGTGGGGGTATCCAGGGAACCTCCGCATCTACAGTCGCCGTGGAAGTCATCGTAACGGTCGTCGTAAACGTCATTACTACTACTATTACACTCATATAGCCCCTCCAATCTGCCATTATAGCACAAAAAAGGCCAAAATGGCCTTAGAGATAGTTAACGCCCGACATCACGGCCGGGCGTTAAAAGTAATACTTATATTCTGCTGTATATGACAATCTTCAGTATCGGTCATATAGCCACAAGTCTACCACGGAGACTAGAAATGTCAATCTGGCTCTTTACTGCCATCCGCAAGCTCCACGGCCCAATCTCCCTGTGATGGTAATGTTTCCCTTGGGCCGGAGGCGGAGACTGACACCGCATGCCTGCCATGTAGCGTGACAACATACTGACCATACCCTGTGGTCTGGTCGAGATAGTCCATCAACGCACCATAGCGCACTAGCCAGCGTGCAACGCGGGACATGTCAATTCTCTTGCTCATGCGCACTCCTATAGTCCCATCGGCGGTAATACCCTGAATCATAGAACGGTATCCAACGATGTGTGATGTGGCCCACGCCACCCATTGGCGTCATCTGAACCTCAAGGATCGCGCCGCCCACGTGGGCCTCGATATGCTGCTTGCGCATCCAAATGGTCTGGTCACAGGTTGTTCCTGCTCCCACGATGTAAACCCCCCTGGTATGGGCCGTGAAAAACTTGTGATAGTGGCCGAATACCATTATTGCTGGCTTCTCGCCTCCGCTCAGGCTCTCCACAATCTTCTGCGGCTTGTACGTCAGAGCATAAGCAGTGCCTCCGCCAGGGTGCAGAACTCGCAAGACCGAGGGAGTATCGAGATCGTCCAGCAATAAGTCTGCCTCGACATGCCCTATCCATTGCAAATCCTGCCTGCCATTGTCCTCAAAGGTCAACTGCATGTAACGTCCTACATCCAGCCCCAGGTCCTTTGCCCACCAGCCCTCATGGCAACTCCCGGTAATGAACTTGGTAACCATATCCTCTTTCTGAGGATAGTTCTCCTGAACATACATCAGTTGCCCCTCAACTCCATGGGCAACCAACTCTTGAGAGTTGAGACGAGATTCCCCCGCGACCAGGTTGCCAGCATTTAGCACTATCTCTATCCCCTCTTCCTCGAAAATATCGTAGAGGGCATCAAGTACATCGAGCCGCGAGGCCCGGTTGCCGAGATGGTTGTCAGAGACAATGCCAAAGCGGTAACACTTACCACTCAAATACTCGGTGACCGGGATAGACCAACTGCTCTTTTGGGGCGCAGAGGGCATCAACAAAGATGAGTCATCTGTCACCTTGACGTTATAGCCCCGCCTTACGAGCATGTCCGCAGCTTCCATTACGCTCAACGGTGAACGATCTAGATAGTTGCTGAGGTCAAGCAAGGAGAGCGCGCGGACACGCCCCTTGACCCTGAGCCTCTGTAGAATGTCCTGCTCCAACTCGGACATCTCCTTCTCAGTTCCCTCTAGCCTGGATTTTAGTGTTGTAAAAGAATTATACTCTCCGAACGTCCTAACTAGTCCATCTCGCAACGTTGTCTTTGGTATTGGTGTCCCAAGGCGATTGGTAAGTGCTGCAATTAGCTCCTTAAAAGTGTCTGTGTCACCTATTAGTTCCTGTACCCACGTAGCAATATGTTCCCAGTTGTAGTCCGACACAGCCCCTCCTTAGGGTGAGTCTAACGATAGACTTTTCGCTTGAACTTATATTCGATTGTATGACGACAGTTTACATTACATCTCAGGCTACCAATCGGGGGAATCGCACTAGCGCCCATCCAGCCCGCTCCCACTACATCAGCACACTCCGGGCAGGTCCGCGTGTCATCTGGGCCATGGTAGCGTGCCACAACGCCAAGCCCCATCAGCGTACCGCGACTCCAATCAAGGGATATATCAGCGCCACTCTTTTGGATCGCTGGTTGCATATCATCCAGGATTGCAAGCGCCTTGCCGTGATTGGCATGAATCTTGTAGATACTGCCCGAATAAGACCCAACTCGGTGTCTGAAGGTACTAAAGGTCCCTCGTAGAGCCATAATCACAGCAGCATCATCTGCGCCATCATCCCTTAGACGATGCATTAGTTCTAGAGTCGCTTTGCGCACAGCGGGGTTTAGCTTGTCTTCCATAAAGCGCTCTTGATTAGCTAGCTCGGCAGTGATAACTCCCAAGCCCTGTGTGGAAGGGTCGCTCTCTGTGGTTAGGTCCCACATATGCAGCATTCCCATTCTGAGTCTACCTCTCATTATCCTCGATAGAGCGGAGAGGAAAGAGTCCACTATGTCTGCCCACTCGTCTTCGGTTTTGGCCTCATTGAGTTCAGAGATTGTGGTGCTCACAAGCCTATCGTAATCCCTGACCAGGCTGCGGCCGATCCTCTTAACATAGTCTACTGCATCACTGTAAGGAATAGACTCGGTGAAAGTGGTCAGATCAGATAGCTCCTCTTCCTCTTCCTCTTTTTCCTTCTTAGGAGTGCTGGCGCTGGCAGGAATCTCGGGGTGGATAGCCGTCGCTGGCGGCTGCGCTGGCAAGTTAGGCTTTAGTAGTAGACCTGGCTCCTCAATCTCTGGCAACCCGGCCTGGCGACGAACTGCAAGCTCTGTCTCTAGGTCATAAGTGATTGCGCCAGAGTTGAATAGGCTACTGACAACTTCCGCAAAATCGCCAATGTCAATCTTGGTGATTGGTGTAAAGTGCACCTCGGGAAGAGCAGACAGCCCGCTAAAAGCATTTACATCAAACAAGCGGGGTACACCATGACGGTTGATGACAGAGGCTATCTGTCTCAGGTAGCCATTGATACCCTTCACGAACAAGCCGGACTTATCCTTGTGCATTGCCCAGCTTCCCTGATCCCCGCCTCCCAGCAAAATAAAGTCAGCCATAAGCACCCGCGCCATATCGCGCTGGTGATGCAAAATGGTGCTGAGTGGATCGACAGGGGGCGTTCCTTGGGGCATTTCATACTTGAACTCCCATCCGGCCGGAAGCGTCATGCCCATATCGTCGCCAACCTTAACCAGGCGCACTACTTTCTTTGCGCGAGATAGGTCAGAGTTGGAATCCGTCGCATCCATCGTAGCCCCTTCGGGCATCACGATCACAGGGGTACCAGACATACGCTCGATCACAATAGCAGTCTGAATACGCAGGTTCTTTGCAAAGAACCAGGAGGTGTACCCACCCTCGAAAATACTACGGCCCTCAGGGTTGTTCTTCCCTGCTCCGGTGGTTGTAAAGTGCAACAGCTTCTTAATAGGAATGAAGACCATGCTCATATCCGTCTGCTGCCACATGCCCTGCAAGCCGCCGTTCCTATCCAGTGCCCAATAGCCCAAGGTTACGGGGTGACGAGGTGCCCACTTGCGCCACCCAATCCGGCCATCGCTGAACTGGGACTTTTTCCCATCACGGCGCTTGTAAACTAGCTCGGCATCGAAGAACCCGTAAGCCAGAAACTGTACAATGTCGGCCATAGTCTCTGGAAACGACTTGCTCATATCGTGCAGACAGGACTCAAGGAACTCTGCAGCCGAAAGGTCTTGCGCACTCATACTCGCAGGTATGGCGCGAATGTCGGCCTGGCGCATAAACATAGCAGCCATTGACATAATTGCCGCGCCCGTAGGATCAAGCCGCGAAATCTCATCCCAGACCTTAACCCTTTGCGAGTTGGTCCGTAGATCAGCCACCCATTGCTCGGTGACGTAACCGTTATATTCATCTAGGCCCGTAATGCCTAGTTCCCCAAATCTTACTCCATTTGCCATGTTTCACCTTCTGCGCGGTTGGGGGGATGGCAGAACCATCCCCCTTCCCGCTATTCAATTATGCGTTCAAGCGATCACGTACTCGCAGTGATGTACGTCCGTGCCTAACTGTAGCCCCGGTAAACCCGATACCACCTAGTGCTAGAATCAGATTGATCCAGCCCATCAGATCGGGCGGCAGGGGAACAAAGGCCAGTGCGCCTGCCACACCATATGCGGCAGTAGCCACTATAGCAGAAAAAATGACTGCTAGTAGCCTTGTGGTCTCGCTAGGGCCAGCTACACCAAAGATTGCCAACCATCCCGCAACCCTGGTCGCCAGGGCTTCGCCCGCTGGTGTGTTTAGGAACCAGTGAACGAGTACGGTTGCTCCACCACCACCAATGACATACATCAGAAACTCACGAACGGCATTCTGCTCAAGCAAACCTGCTAGAAACTCTGCCATCTCTACCTCCTTCCATATGGAACCCACTTTGATCTGGTGCCTCTTTCATCATCGCCTCCGTGGTCTGGTAGATGGGCGGCACCTAAGCTCCCACCAACCATCGCGTATCTCCAAGCGTCGGGAAAGTCGCTCCCCTCATCGTCCGGTGTATCCCGGTCATAAGCCAGGTTCCCAGATGCATCCTTGATCCGCTTGCAGTGATAAATGTCTGCCAGGCTAGTTATCAAGCCGTGGCACTTCTTGTCGAAATAGACGGACGTTGTGCTGCTTACGTCCCTCAAGTAGTCCCGGCAATACCCGATTCCATAAGATACGTTTGACCGCTCTTTCTGTACGGTTCTGCCGTTTAGGCCCTCGTCTACCCAGTCTTTTGCCTCGTCGCTGGCGGTGCGCTCCATCCAAAACACAGAGATGTGTAGTCCCCATTGTTGAATCACCCTTTCCCTGATCTCGCGGGCAGCGCGCCGGATAGTACTTGGTGTGGCTGCGTCATCTGACCACTCATCAATGCACCATCTCAATCTCTTGCCATTATCGAGAGTTCCGGGAGCTTGCGCAATGACTACAACCCGGCCTCGAGAGCGCAGGTCGACCCCAGCAAAAGCAGTCCATTTGTCTAGACTGGCCCCCTCAGGAGGGAACGGCTTGATGTGTCTCACTCGTGAGAACTGGGGATAAACCATCCCCTGGCTTTGACCGCGCATCAAAAGGTTCTGTAGCGCGAAGGTCTCTGGATCAGTGCTCACGAATTTGGAAATGACATCCCGGAATCTATAGTGTCCAACCGCCTGGCTTCCACGTCCAGCGCAAAGCTCTTCCTCCACTCCGGTATAAGGATTTTCCCATGTGTAGAGAGGGCATTCCTTGCACTCAGCCGGGTAGCTCTTGCCGCAAGACTCCATTACATCCAGGATGTCATATTCGTAAAGTTCAATCCCGCGCTTCTTGGATTCCGAGCGCAGGGCCTGCATCGTACCATAGCTGTGATACTGGCTTGATGCCATGAGCGTCATGGCGTCGTAGCCCCTGCTTGTCATGGGCATCTGTAAAGCTGTATTAAGTACGGGCCAGGTAATATGGTCTAGCTCATCGACTACCAGAATGTTTGGGTGGGGGCCGGAAACCGACTTCTCCGAGCCACCAGTTCTAATCTCAATTTTACTGCCACTTTTTAGAATTGTCTTCGTCACCATAGGCTCAGAAGCAAGCATCTCGTTGAATGGGCGGCGGCGAACTAGCCCCTGCACCCCATCTTTGGTCTGGTCGCCTGCGTAGTAGGCGTATCCATCTCGGGCCTGCAGTTCGGTACCCCCAATGTGAACCACCTGGATACC